GAACTAATGCCCGTTGAGAATGGTGCGCCATTAGTATAGAATAAATTATCTGAATATATCGCACCAGCAAAAACGTTTCCACTAACACCAACCCCACCAGCCACAGTCACAGCGCCAGTGGTTCTACTAGTAGATGCTTGTGTATTCGCAACAGCTAATATATTACCAGAAGGAACATTCCAAGAACTAATACCCGTTGAGAATGGTGCGCCATTAGTATAGAAAAGATTATTTGTATAAACATTTCCAGTATGCGTTCCTGTGGAGTTCCCTACCAAATTCCCTAAGAAATATTTTGCAGCAACATTTGATGTTGTGGTCCATGCACCATTAGTATATTCAAACGCCGCATCTCCTAAATAAGGACCTTTATCTCCGTAAATCATTGGAAGATCAGCAGTCGTTTTATTGGCTGTAACTGTTCCAGAAGTACTAGGAATTGCACCGTCAACAAATGTTGCTGCGTGACATGCTAATATAGTTACGCTTCCTGGAGATACCGAAGATGGAAGTGCAGTTGTTGGTGGAGTAAATGCTGCTGTATAGACTGCTTGTCCCTCAACAATTCTAACATTGGAGATATATCCAATGAAATTGGAACTAGGTGCTGCATTGACCCAAGATGTACCTATCTTAGTACCTGCTTGTGTAAAGAAGCTAAGTTGTTGATCCAAACTAGCTGAATAGGAAAATTCACCTCCGAGCTGACCATTGACAAATATCCGTATATTATTGTCTGACCCTCGAGCAACTGCTACATGACTCCAGGTATTAGCCGTAACAATTATTGTACTAGTTATTATGTTAATACTGTCATTAGATATCGCTCTAGAAGCATTAAAAGTCAAAAATCCATCAACAATAAATAAATTCCATCCTCGATTTCCACCAGAGGTGGTATTTGACTGCCAAGTCGAAACTATAGTTTGTTTGCCTGATATTGATGTTGGATTTATCCAAGCTTCTATTGTGAACTGCTCAGATGCTATAATAAAAACATTAGTACTACAATTTAAATAATTTGTCCCGTCAAATTGAACGCTATATGCAGATATTGTCGTGGCTATTCTAGTAGCAGAAGATGCTGATGCCAAAATCGAGGATATCCAAGACTTACCATTAGCAAGGAATAGATTATCTGAATACACTCTACTAACAAATAAATTCCCATTAATACCAACGCCGCCCGCGACTGTCATTGCCCCATTAGTAGTTGATGTCGACGTTGTGCTGCTGGATATATTAAGATTGCCACCAATATTAACAGATCTAGCAATCCCAACACCACCAGTAACTATCAAAGCGCCTGTTGACGAACTGACAGAGTTTGTTGAACTTTGAACTATCAACTGGCCACCCAAATACATAGATCCGCCAATTCCGGCCCCACCAGTAACTTGCAACGCTCCAGTCGTTGTGCTAGTTGCTGCTGCAATATTTGTGGTGATTATTGATTGATTTGTTGGAAAACTTGTCCCTCCCGAACCAATACCGCCGCCAGAATAAGGAGATCCATTGGGATAGAAAAATCCACCTGAAAGTATTAGATCACCGCCAAGATATAAACTTCCACCAATTCCAGCACCGCCAACTACTTGGAATGCCCCAGTAGTTGTTGAGAGCGAATTAGTTGACGATGAGACCACTGTTGGTCCAGAACATGTGAGATATAGGCTATCGTTCTCATCATTACTTACAGATATTTCAAATCTAGAAATATCGTCATTGCTGCCAGAAACAGAATAGTATTTAATGGTTGCATTATCACCTGCACCACCGGCAGGATTTGCTGCAAATGCTATACCATTTTTTGCGCCATTTCCAGAAGTTGCCCCAAGTAATCCGCCAACATATAAGCTACCAACTATCCCGGCACCGCCAAGAACCCTTAAAGCACCGGTACCTGCGGATATAGATTCTGTTGCGGAATTAATAACTGTAGCACCAGGAGAAGTTAAATAAATTTCATCAGGTGCATCATTACCAACCGACAATTCAAGCCGTGTGTTTTCACCGCTAACAGAATAATATTTAATAGTCGCAAAATCGCCTGCACCGCCTCCAGGATTTGGTGCGAATATAATTCCACTAGAGGAATTTGTTCCAGATGAAACATTAACGCTTCCATTAACAAACAGGTTTCCAGAAATACCTGCTCCACCAGAAACTTGCAATGCGCCAGTAATTGGGCTGGTCGACGTCGTCGTATTGGTTGTGATTATTCTTTGTGCGGTTGGGAATGTAACACCACCACCAGTGAACGGCTCACCATTGGCATAAAAATAACCATCTGCCAAGACAGATAGTGCAGCTACTCTTGAATTTGTTTTCCAAATATCTCCTGATGCATTTAATTGATTTGAGCCAATTTGATTTGAAAAGGTACTAACAGATACTCCACCAATTACAGTTATAGTATATGCATTTTTACTCTTATCATTAATATTGTTACCAACACAAGTTAAAAGTTCTGTTCCAGAAATTGCAAAAATTTCGGAGTTGTTTGGCGTAAAGTCTTGACCATATGGAACATAATTTTTATTCAAACGTAAATTTCGAATATACCCAGTCAAACTTGATCCAATAGTTACGGTAGATGCTTGAGTTGTGGTCCAAGAGGTCGGCCCGCCTGTGTCGGTTATAACACCATTCACAAACATTTTACAGATAGTTCCAGTAAAGCAAGCTGCAATGTGATTCCAAGAATTCAATGTTATTGGGGTTGTGGATGTTAGTTTTTGCCAAATACCATTATTCCAATTTCCATAGCCAAACATTGGATATAGACCAGTCAATGACAATTCCATGGTATATACATTTCCAATAGAACATTGTATTATGGCTCCGCCAGAACCAGTCAAATATACCCATGCTTCAACAAAAATTTGAGTTGTTGAGGAAACAAATGATGCTAGTGTCTGACTATCAATTCTTAAACTACCCGAATTGAATTGAACGCTGTATGTTGGAACTACTGCCAAGATCCCAATACTTGATACTGTTAATCCAACGTTAGCATTTAATTGTCCAATTGAAATATTACCACCAACATTTAAAGCTTTTGTAATTCCAACACCACCAGCAACAGTCACCGCACCAGTACTAATAGATGTGGAATCTGCCGTGCTATAAATGCCTATTTTTTCTGAGATAACAGCACTACCACTTATATATGTGTTGCCTTGTATTCCAACCCCACCTGAAACTATTAATGCACCGGTATTTGGTGAGGTCGAATCATAAGTTGACGTGATGGTCTGACGCCCACCAACCAAAACATCTTTTGAAAATGCAGCATTTTTACGTACAAGAAACTGGCCTTCTACTAGTAAATTACCGGTCATTTCTGAATTTCCCGATAAGATCAAATTCCCACTAGAAGTGATATCACCAGTAGTAACTGTCAATGATGTTAAGTTTCCGTCAGAATAAATATCCCCAGTAACAGTCAGATTGCCACCAATATTGACTGATTTCCCAATACCAGCACCACCAGCAACTACTAGAGCACCGGTTGTAGTGGAAAAGGAATCCTCATCACTAGAAATTGTTATTTGACCTGTTGATTCAAAACTTCCGGAGCTACCAGTGTATCCAACTGGACCAGCAAACAACTCTCCACCAATACCCACACCCTGTATTATCCATTCTCTATCTGCAACTTTAAATGCCGTTGCAAAACCCCCACCAACCAATGTTACCGATTGGCGACTTGACCCACCAAAATAAACAGAATCAACAAAAGCTATTTCGACGTTTCCGGCGCCTGATTGATTTATGAAAGTCAGAGTTGCACCAATTGGAAATCCTACTTGGTCTGTAGAGGGTATTGACCAATTTCTAATAGCATTGTCATTTCTAGGATGAAGAATTTGCCTACCATTATCATCCAATGTTACAACATAATTTGTTGATTTTACTTTTTGTGGTAATACCTTTGTACCGATTTCGTAACCATTTATAGTACCATATCCAGTAAATGCTGGATTCACTGTAGAAACATTACCAGAACCCCCGCCGCCTACACCTGCACTACCAGTATAGCCGCGCAAACCAAGTTCGCCTGCACTACCAGTATAGCCCACAGCAGCATATTCTCCAGGAACGCCCTTTTCACCTTGACTACCAGTATAACCTATACTACCAGTATAACCTATACTACCACTATAACCAATACTACCAGTATAACCATCTGGTGGTCCTTGTGGGCCAATTTCTCCTTGAGAACCAGTATAACCCAAAGCAGCATATTCTCCTGGATCTCCCTTTTCACCTTGACTACCAGTATACCCAATTTCACCCTGACTACCAGTATAACCTGTGCTGCCCGTATAGCCAAAACTCCCTACATATCCCTCACTGCCTGTATAGCCAAAACTCCCTACATATCCCTCACTGCCTGTATAACCCAAAGCAGCATATTCTCCTGGATCGCCCCTCTCGCCTTGACTGCCAGTATAGCCAAAACTTCCTACATATCCCTCACTGCCTATATAACCAACTTCACCCCGACTACCAGTGTAACCAATACTACCAGTGTAACCAATACTACCAGTATAACCCGAAGGCCCTATTGCTCCTGGCGCACCAGTAATACCTTGACTACCTGTAAAACCAGCCCCTTGGCTTCCTGTGAACCCTTTACTACCAACATAGCCAGTAAATCCTCTAAGCCCACTAGGACCCTCGCTTCCAGTATAACCAGCGCCTTCGCTTCCAGAATATCCTATTGGTCCTTCAACACCAGTTGCACCGGCACTTCCAGTAAAGCCAATTTCACCAATTGGCCCTTCTACACCTTGAGGACCACGAAGATTTACTTCATAAACCCATAATTCACCAGTCCACAATAAAAGATCACCGGTTTGATTGTTGAATACTAAATCGCCAACAAAAATTGGTTTTCCTGGATCTCCTTGCCATAAAATTTGATCATCAATAAGTTGTGGTAATTCTTCATCCCCGCCAACTGCCCCTAGAAGTCGTAAACTTATACCTCGGCTTCCGGTATATCCAACTTCACCTTGACTACCAGTAAAACCAATACTACCAGCATAACCCACGCTACCAACAAATCCTTTACCAGCATATTCTCCTGAGTCACCTTTGCTACCAGTAAAACCAATACTTCCTGTAAACCCAATACTTCCAGTATATCCTCTGCTGCCAACAAATCCTTTACTGCCAACAAATCCTTTACCAGCATATTCCCCCGATTCACCTTTACTACCAGTATAACCAATACTACCAGTATAACCAACTTCACCTTTACTGCCAGTATAACCAACTTCACCTTTACTACCAGTATAACCAACTTCACCTTTACTACCAGTATAACCAGCACTACCAGTATAACCATCTGGTGGACCTGCTGGTCCTTCTGGACCAGCACTACCCGTAAACCCAACGCTACCCGTATAACCATCTGGTGGACCTGCTGGACCAGCACTGCCTGTATATCCAACGCTACCCGTATAACCATCTCCAACAGAACTATTTGTTAAATATGGATCTCCATTAGAATAAAATAACCCATCAGTATACACTGCTGTAGAGCGTAATGAATCAGTGTATATTTGGCCATCAACGGCATGTAACGAACCGCCGATATATAAATCTTGACCAATACCTGCGCCGCCAGAAACAACTAGTGCTCCAGATTCTTTATCTGAGGATACTGTGGTTGCTTTTACAAATATACCATTGTTACTAGTCCAATTACCAGTATCGTCATAGATCCAGGTAATCGATGCTGGCGGAGATGGCTTTGGAGACGTCAAATTAGTTGTGAAAAAATAGCCGTATTTTGTTACATCATTATTAATTCCTGAATTATCGATAATTTCTGGATTTTGACACGTTAACAATGCAGTTCCATCTATTGGCGACAGAGGATCTAAAGTTGGAATGAATTCCGATTTATATACCGCATATCCTTTGACAATTCTTAGATTGTTTAAATATCCTTTTAAAAATGATGTGGGGTTTTCTTCCTCAAACAGATTGGCACCAATGGCCCAAAATCCATTAGCATACGTATAAGCTTCTTCATTATTATCGATAGTTTTTGCACTCGAAACCCCGTCTATCCAAATAGTAACTACTTTATCTGTTCCATTATTTTCTCTAGTTATAGCGCAATGATGCCATAAATTGTCATCAATTCTTTTAGCAGAACACGTGTCATCGTACCCATAACACAAAGTTCCTTGAGTTCCCTGAGGATCATCTCTACCACCTAAAGTAATGTAAATGGCACTGGTAGCAGCTCTTCCATCAATGATGAACGCCGGAAATTGACGAGGTAGCTTACACCAAAATTCAATAGTGAAGTCTCCTGCACCAAAAGCAAAAAACTCATTATTTGTAACTTTTAAATAATTTTCTACTCCATCAAAAAACGAACTATAATTGTTTGAAGCGCCAGTCACATCCTCAACATTGTTGGGATTTACGGTTATACCAATATTTGATAATGTAAGACCACCTAAATAAACATTGCCTTCTGAATTGAGTGTGCCAGCAAATAAATCACCGCCAATGCCAACACCACCAGCAACTTGAAAAGCACCAGTTGAGGTGGATATAGATGGCAATATATTTGATAATATAATCTGATTTTTTAAATTTAGATCTAACGAAGACCCGGCGCTACCAGTATATCCAATTACAGTACTTGCACTACCGGTATATCCCATATAAGCAACTTCACCAGGATCACCTTTACTACCAGTATATCCTACAGGGCCCTCTATCCCTGATGCTCCTTCTAATCCTCTACTACCAGTGTAGCCAAAACTTCCAACAAACCCTCTACTACCAGTATATCCCCTACTTCCTGTAAGTCCATTGATACCGCTTGGGCCTCTTTGACCACTTGGTCCAACTATGCCCATGGCAACACCATCAACATAACCCTTTGTTGCCGCGTCAGCTGAATCAGTTGGGGGCAATATATTTTGGAGTTGCGTTGGTAATGGAAATTTAAGTTCTGCCATGATCTACTTATTAATTTAAGATGTTGTATAAATTTTGGTCACTAACGACGCCCTGGTGAACCCATAAACATTATACGATTGTCCAGCAATGGATTGATTTAAGTAACTCATATCCGGAGTCACAGTCGCCTCTGTTTGAAAAATAGTATAAGCAAATTTATGCGTTGTGGTCCCGGGAATCGCTATCCACAAGTATTTAGTTGTATTTGCTGTAGTGTTGGCTCCTTGACCTAATGCATATTGACTTCTTATAAATTGATCTGTTGTAGTAAAGTTTGGATTGTTGCTATTGTCTGTAGTTTTATAAAACAAAGGATAATATCTAGTTACTGGCGACAGCGAAGTTGACACAGTGTCACTGATCGATGATACTCCGGCTCCGTTACGTCCCTCACCAGTATAATCTGTGGTTTGAACTACATAAGACTGTGTACTGTCTAACCCGGGACTAGATCCTGAAATTTCTCCATTGTCCGTCAGAATGCCCGCAAAACCGCCACCACCACTGTATGTAACAGTGCCAGCCAACGCAGTCCCGATCGTTTGGACAGACCAATTAAATATTTGATTTGTGTCCCAAAATGGCACACTTCTGAATGCCCAATTAGCTGAGATTGAAGCAACTGCAAATGGTGTTGGCTGTATATTATTTAAATATACATTTCCTATATATATTGATCCACGATCAGTTGTTAAATTAGCCGTTACAGACACATTACTATCTGTTTCATCAGTAAATCCAAGTAAACTGCTTGATATAATATATTCGCCATTTGCAACAATATTCAACCCTGTTAAATCATCTCCAGAAACTATTGTGGATCCTATTGTAATATCGTCGGTTGAATTAATATTGAATGTGGCATTGGTCAAATTAATTGAAAAACCCACATCTTTTGAATTAATTGTATTCGATGTAAAGTCTAGATAAGCATCTTTGATATTGGAGTCTAAAGTTGCCCAAATAGCAGCAACATTAACTGTTATTGGTAGTTGTTGAAATACCGTAAACAATCCGCCAGGATATTCTGTATTTGTATAATCGACGCCTATGCTAATTGTTGAACCTGGAACTATTGTTTCGATGTTTGATGTCACTGTCACATTGCCAGCACCACCTTTCCCCTTAGTTGCTAACCCACGCTCAATCATTAGACCCAAGGCATATCGACCAGTTTGACCACTCAAAATCCCAGTATTAAAAAAGAATTGCCCCGAAATGTCCTTAATCGTTATTGGACCCCCATCATCCCTGGTTAGCATCAAACAGTAATCTGTAGTATTGGCCGGGGTGTTTAATGGCAAACTTGATATACTGTTTGGTCCAGCAAAATCTTTCCCAAGCAAATCTTGACCGATATTGACGATGTTAATTTCACCACCAATGGTGTTTGTTAAAACGAGTTCAGCAAGATCACTTAGTGATGCGACAATATTTGGAATCTTTGCAGCATTTATGTCTGATATTATGTCATTGATATCAGAAATAGTTGAGTCACCCCAGTTTATTGCTCCAGAATTTGTTGTAACAAAATCAACTTTTATTCCATTGATTGATGCGCTAAATGGTATATATCCGATTATAGCCCCATAAGCAGAGCCAACCGTTGCTATATCGGATTTAGTCAATACTGCTGGACCTACCTTACTAGCAATTACTTTATGACTGGGAGTTTCATAATTTATGAGGGCAATGGCTTGATCCAGATCAAAAATGCCTGTAGACCCATCTCCGGCTAGGTTGATTTGAACTTTATTAATTTCCACAGTGTCACCATCATTGCCTGTTGGATTTACTATGGGGCCGATAGTCTCACTGGGTATACTATTGGCTATCTTTAAGAAAATGGGTAGATCACTTTCTGAATTGGTAGTTAAGTTTCCTGTGGAATCGATACTTGGATATATAAAATCACCCACATCTCCTGATAAATTGGGCACAAAATCAATTACGCCATTAAATGGTCTCAAAATAAACTGATCTGGGCCTGGTCCGGAGTGTAATACGGTTCCAATAAATTTTGCTACATTATTGGGATCACTTAAAACAAACTCGCCATTTTCAATACATATTGCATCCCCAGGCTTAAATCCATTATTAGTTTTTTCCAACAAATAATTAGTAAGTGGGTTTAGGTACTGAAACCTACTGGTCACTGTTTGAGCAAAATCAGCAGATGCTGATCCTGGTACTGGATCTAATATTGGAATCCCTAACTCATTTATTTGAAAAAATACCACTGGACCAGGACTAGCAAATAATCCATTTCCGTCTGGATCCTTAAATGTATTATATCTAAGTCGATCCTCAACTATCGCAGTTAGAGAAGATTCAGTTTTAGAAAGGATTTTAACAATCTGGCACGCTTTGGAATCGGCTGCTCCGGCAACAAAGTCCCCCACATCTATATCGTTGGCATCATAACTATTGCTATTCCTAGTTAAATTGCTACCGTGATATCTAGGCTCCACAGTAAATTTGCACTGCCATCGGTAAGATTTTGGATTTGTACCGAGGCTCCAATATGGATCATCAACAGCATTTGGATACTCCCATTTTTCCAATGGTGTAACTTCGTCAACTGTTCCGGCCAATACTTTTGGTGGAATATTTAAATCAATTGAGCTGGTTTTCCAAGAAAGAATGGTCATTTTTTGATTTTAAAATGCTAAAAAGTTCAGATATATATAAACTGAATATAACAATGCGCCCCGGTCAGAGCTCCGCTTACTAAGCCTTTTGAATAACCAGTATAACTCGCGGCTAATGATAATTGTACAGTATTTGTTAATGCAATAAAATTGCTAAACGCAGTAGGAGATCCAGCACTACCACCACCAGGGATTGTCCTAGTTCCAGTAAATGCAGAAGTCACCGATACTATTTGATATTTATTTGCCACAACTTGATATGCATATACCAAAATACTTATGGGCGGAGCTGTCGCATCTGTAATTGTAAATACTGCATCGGCCGCCGCAGTATTTGTAAAAGTAGCAGTTATTTTGCTGCCGGTGCCAATATATGTTATGCCTGTTATAATATCACTAGTATTGAAATCTACCCTAACAAGCCCAGTCTTTAATGCACTACCCCCACCCGAAACTGCTGCCCAACTCGGAACTGTTCCATCAGTAGTAAGAAACTTTCCGCCGTTATTAGTTTGTGTTGGCAAACTTGCTCCGCCGCCTGAACCTGCAGATCCAGTATACCCTGTGAGGCCTAAACTACCAGTAAACCCCGTAACACCGTCGCGGCCTTGATTTCCTTGGTTACCGTCTCGACCCACACTACCTGTATAACCCAAACTACCAGCATAACCAGGTGCGGTACTGGCACTACCTGTATAACCAATACTACCAGCATAGCCAGGTGCTGTACTGGCACTACCAACAAAACCAACACTACCAGCATAACCAGGTGCGGTACTGGTACTACCTGTATAACCAACACTACCAGCATAACCAGGTGCGGTACTGGCACTACCAACACTACCTGTATAACCAACACTACCAGCATAACCAGGAGTAGTACTAGCACTTCCTGTATATCCAACACTGCCAGTATATCCTGAACCAACACTACCAGCATAACCAGGAGTAGTACTAGCACTTCCTGTATACCCAACACTACCAGTATATCCTGAACCAACACTACCAGCATAACCAGGAGTAGTACTGGCACTTCCTGTATACCCAACACTACCAGTAAAACCACGACTTCCTACAAATCCGATTCCATCTTTGCCATCTGGCCCTTGAACACCTTGTGGTCCACGGCTGCCTGCGCTGCCAGCATAACCTATGCTACCAGCATAACCTGGCGCAGTACTGGCACTACCAGTAAAACCAATACTACCAGTAAAACCAATGCTACCAGCATAACCTGGCGCAGTACTAGCACTTCCAACATAACCAACGCTGCCAGCATATCCCGAACCTGAACTACCAACAAATCCAATACTACCAGTATAACCTATGCTACCAATATAACCAACGCTGCCAGCATATCCCGAACCTGAACTACCAACAAATCCAATACTACCAGTATAACCTATACTACCAATATAACCAACGCTGCCAGCATATCCCGAACCTGAACTACCAACAAATCCAATACTACCAGTATAACCTATACTACCAATATAACCTATGCTACCAGTATAACCAATACTGCCAGCATACCCTCTAGATCCAATGGGGCCTGCCTCTGTACTTGCACTACCAGTATAGCCGAAACTGCCCCTAAATCCGACAGAACCAGTATATCCAATACTGCCCGAATATCCTAAAGAACCAATATAACCTATGCTACCAGCATATCCCGTACTTCCAGCATACCCCAGGCTACCAGAATATCCTAAGGCACCACTCGGGCCCACAATTTGGCCCACGTTAAACCATTTAAAACCATCCCAAACATATAAATCACCTTCTTGTGCTACAATATAAGCATCATTTGTTGAATTTCTTAAAGGTGGGAGATCGGATGGAAGATTGACCGTCCCCTTAATATTGATATTAATACCTTGTTGGCCTGTTGGACCTTGTGGTCCCCGATCGCCCACACTTCCAGTATAACCAGCACCCCTACTACCCACAAATCCCCTACTACCCACATACCCCGGACCGCCACCGCCACCGCCACCGCCACCGCCTCCGGTATATGCGTAATTGTCAGTTATAATTCTAGTCGAACCAGTAACTGGTGCACCTTCAGTTAAGTCGCCATTCCCAATAAATAATTGCTGAGTATCAATGGCCCAATATAATTCACCAGAAGATAGAACTCCCCTGTCAGCTGCAAGTCCTCGACGTATTTGAATTATTGATACTGATGTTGTTGCCATAATTTGACCGATATATGTTTTATATATTTATGTTGAAAAACATATAATATTTAGCAGACTATAAATATCTGGTTATTGATTAGATTTGAATAATCCTAGAGATTTATATTAATTTCGGTATAGTTCAACTAAAAACTTCTAAGTAATATTTGATCGCAATGTTAAGATTTCTGAAGTTGCAATATCTAACTCACTGTTCTGTTCTGTTAAATAAAACTCAACAGTTTTGTCATTTTCGATTTTTTGATCCTGTTTTACTAGACGTGTTCCCTCTGCTGAGTTATTTACAACCGTCAACTCCAGCGCCGACATCGGGTAAAACTCTCCCGATGCATAGAAATACCCAGCGTCTGCAGGAATTAATTCAGGAGTCTGTCTAGCAAAAACATAGAATTTTTTGTTGTCTTCAACGTTAGTTGTTATAAGGGTAATTTTGACAGTATCCCCTTCATTTGCAACGTTTTTATCTAAGATAAGACGGTATGTCGAGACTCCGTCAACTCCATTTCGATCAACTACTATTATTTTTTCTGAAGTACAAAGCAAAGGTCCAGATATGCTATTAGCTCTAAGTTCAAGTTGTATAGATTTTTCACCGTTTAAAAAATCCATATTTGATGACAACTCTCTCATAAACTGAAACTCGTGGAACCCATTTCCTAACGAAACAGGTCCCGAATTAATATTATCTAAAAAGTCAGAACTAGCTGTGGTTCCTATATTTACCCAATAAAGATCTAAAGGATTAATGCGTTGACGAACACCAGATACTGAACACGAAGCCGAGAACAAAATATAGTCCCCCTCTTTAACAGTATTGTTAGGTAAACTAGTATCACCAAGCCGAGAATAATGAGGAGTCAGCTTAAAATTCAAAGTACCGCTACTGATTGTGGCGTTATCTAAAATTTGATAGGGCATATCAGAATCTCGAATTATTCCAACAAGTGAAGCCACTCTATTGAATCTAGGCATATTAATTATCCATAAAATCCAGATTGACCCAAAACATTCCAACTACTACCAATCCTTAATAAGGAAAAAGAAATAATATCAATATTTGATGGACTTAGTATTGGAGAAATCCCCCCCAACCATTTAACTGTTTGAGGTACGCCGCCTATTAGAACTTGATCTATTGAATAGGCTGTGGCTCCTTGGGCAATAAACAATACTATTACAGTTGAAGAAGCGTTTTGCGTCAATGGTACGTTAGTTATATTAACATCAAATGCACTTATAACATTAGTATGATAAAAAACGGATCCCAAATTCACATTGTGCTCCACTTGACCTGTAGACCCACTTAGTACAATAACGTCTTCAGTTATTGAAACTGATCCATCAGATCCAGCTGAACCAGTATAGCCAACTGATCCAGTATAGCCAACTGATCCAGTATAGCCAACTGATCCAGTATAGCCAACTGATCCAGTATAACCAACTGATCCAGTATAACCAACTGATCCAGTATAACCAACTGATCCGGTATAGCCACCCCCACCAAAGACTGGACTAATAGATGCCAGAATATCAATACCGCCCTGCTGTGCGCCATCTCCTATATATAACTTATTTGTATCAGTTACATACAGCAGCTCGCCCGCCTTTGGAACTATTGACGTTCTATCTGCTTCTTCTCCTCTTCTTATTTGTAAAGTCATTAAATTCTCCTAAATCTTTAAAATGTTCCCAAATCCATTGATAGCTCTGCTGGATTCATAAAAGTGCCAAAATCTATTCCTACTGCATCTATTAGATATGAAATAGGAGTTGTCAATGTTTTCCTAAAATCACCAAAATCAAAGCCACCAGTTCCATTACTTATTGATGTTGACGAAATCGTTACGTTTCCAAGTCCATTTGTTGGACTGATTGAAATGTTGTCTCCAGCAACGATTTTACCTACACCGCCTAAAATAGTCCCAGGCTTCCAAGCATTTCCGTCCCATACTAGAGTTTGCCCAATAGTGGGCTCAACATCTAAAACGTCAATCAGTCTTGTCCAGGACCCCACGGCAGCTTCTATTTTCCAAACTTTTAAAAGTTTTGAAGAGGAGTCGTACCAAATCTGACCCTCTAATGGGTTTGCTGGAGGATTTGAATTGGAAAAATTTTCCATTAACCTAATAAAGTTATCAAATATATATTCACCATACCCAACATAACTTCGACCAATTAAATATATTCCTGTAGATAGATCAATACCGCCGTCTTCGACAATAGTTACCACTTCACCAGATGTTTTGCGAATTATATAAGACATGATTTATCACTCATTAGGAGGTTAATGTTTGAATTCTAACAGTATATTCCACTTGTATTTGTCTATTCAAACTTTTTTGTACGGGATGAAATATAACATGAGTTAGTAATTTTCCAAGTGCCTCTCCAGCAGGAGTATATCCTTTTAACCCAAGTTCATCAAAAACATAAGAATCTGACAAGTTCTGACTATTATCAAATAGTGCCTGGCCCGAAGGCTCTCCATAATCAAGCAAACAGGAAATTAATATATCAGAATAAACTGTACCAGGAACATGCCTTACCTCAACTTTGTTCTTGGACTTGTCAAGATTTTTAATACTACTATTATCAACAACTTTATAATATGTTGGATTATATAGATCACTATTTTGAGTCTTAACATTAGGTGGTAGATAATTAATAACACCCGTCGGATCCACAGTAGTGCCACCATTGCCAAAATGCATTTCGTATATAAATCCAGAGTCTAGTCTAGAAATGCTTCTAGCCAAAGCCTCACTTAAATTTTCATAATGAATCGCATTGGATTTATTTACAAATATTTCTTTTGTTTCGGGATCAAAAATTTTAATATGGCCCCGAATCGAAATCCCGGTAAAATCATCCACCGTTCGATCTGATTCTAACATATTTTTCGTTTGGTCATTGTTCATGCTATTATTTACCTTTTAATATAGCTTAGTTTTCAAAAAATTGGCTTGAATTGTGCTTGCAGCCATTAAACCCAAACCATCAGTAACTCTTGTTGACCCTGGGGGGCTTGGGTTCAGCCAAATACGTTCTTGACTGAAAGTTACATTAATTATTAGACCATCCAAAATCCTATTACTTGCCGTTTTAGTAAAAGTCACCAAAACAACAGGGGTTCCGGTGGAATTATCGATAGATAACAAATAATATTCACCATATGGTAAAATATTACTACCTATTTTTAATGTCAACGCTTCTCTTATTTGTAACAAATTGTTTGGCACATTAAAAGTTAACCCAACAACTCGAATATTTTTGGAAAAAGCAATTGATTGAGTCTGCTCCGATATGGATGACGGTACTTCCAATCGACTACTAGCATCTTCAATAATTGAATAAATTTGATGAACTTCAGGTATGCTAGTTTTATCAGCGCCTCTAATCAATTGACCAATCGTATTAGTAACCTTGTCAATAGCAAAATATCGTATTTTTTCTCCTGAAATATAAATCACTCCCGGAATATTATTGGCAGGGTTGGGTAATGTTAGCACACTGACATCATCAACATAAATCACTGTATCATTCCAATTTAACTCCCGTAACAACACAGCCGATGCAGATCTAGACATTGCAAAATATCCAACATTTCCAACAGTATCTTTAACTATTCTATATGCTAACATCCTATCTGATTGGAAATCTAGATTGTCGTCTAAATTTACTTCTTTAGTGATTACTTTTATAGATATACTTTCAAAAATAATTCCCGGAACTAACTCTTCTGGAGAATTGGCAACCTTTTCTCCCTTATCAAATGCCCCACCAGAAATAATATATTGATTTTGGTCAACATTTTTTAGAGCCAAAGGTTGACTTAGATCATCACCAAAATCAAGAGGCGTTCCTTCGTTAGTGTTTGCAGATCGGATAATTCCAGGTATTAGTCTAGAAAGATTAATACTTCCGTTTTCTCCAATTTCTTTTGATGATTGATAATAATCTGGTCGATATATAGAAGCTATCCTATCATTAGCACTGATATAATCTGAATCAGAAATTCGAGAAAATAAAGAATAATTAAAAAGTTCAAATGCGGGCACATTTGTATTTGCTCTGTATCCTTGACCTTGATAACTGACCAAACTGCCAAATTTATAAAATTTATTTGGCAACCATTCTGTAACTTGAGTTGTATAACTGATCCTATCAAATTTCAAAACGATCTTGAAAGATCTAATTTTTTTATTAGTCATAACAGGCACCAATTCTGCCATAAAACCGTCGCCGTTTACCATAATCAAAGGAGTAGAAACATACCCACTTCCTGGATTTGTGACCCTAATAGATGCCAATGATCCATTATTTGGGTTTATTGTTGCAATCGCCGTAGCTCCCGACCCAAATCCATCAAGAGACACTATTTTAATTGATGGGGGCAAAAGAAAACCAAGACCCGGATTCACTATCTTGATAGATTCAATGCTATAATGCAAATTGTTGCGCCAATCTTGATATTGTGGTTGTAACAATGATTGCCCATCCTTAACTGGGTATTCGCCAGACGGTGATCTATACATTTTAAGATCACCATCCCATGACGATGGCAAATCGAAATCTGTTGATTTAATTTTACCCACATCTAAATTAGAATAAGATAAAACATAATCTCTTATTTTTGTTCTATACGGCTTTACTTCATTTATATAGTCAACATAATAATTTTGGTTATCCTTTATAAAATTTGGAGTCTGCTCCAAAGCTCTTATATTATGAATAACCCTAATAAAACTGGTCTTAAACGCCCATCCTACATTGTTTTGTTCTGACAGAATATAGTTAATCAATACAAATATCATTTGATTAAATATATTTTCCAAACTACCAGTTAATATTTCATACCTCAATGCATATAAAATTTGTCTGATCTCGATAGAATTATTACCATCAAAGCCTTCTTGATCTGTTGCTGTGCTATCAAAACCAATTTGTGTTTGATCCCAAATGTTTTCTAAAAATTCAATAGTTCCATATTCTAACCCAATCAATCGACTATCATTAGGAGTGTCAAAATAATAAATCTCAAATCCGTGTTTAGTCAATACTTTAATAACATCACCAGATTTTATCCCTAATTGTGCAATCGCATTATATTGATCAACTATAAAATTAATTGTTAGGTTGGAAGAAAACCCACTAGCATACCATTCCTTAGTTGTCCAGAATTTTTTAGTATTACTAGTTTGATTTTTTATGAGGTTGAAGAAACCATCATTGAATTTATATAGTGTCCAAATCCCACCAAAATCTGAATCACTGACTACCAAGGCAACTTCATTATTTTTTGCACCTATATATGCAAGTTCTTCTTTACTATCAACCTTAAAATCAAAATCGGTTGGAAATTGGTCAATTTGATTTAATCTAGATTTTTTAAATTCAGGACTGCTCTGAATTTTTAAAACTATGCTATCCGTTGACAGTACTGAGTTTAAAAAACTAATGACATTTCGCAATGCTTCTGATTTGTTCAAAATCATTGTCTGTCTAGGTCTTAACAGTATGCCAGTATTATACTGGGGGGACAAGTTAAAATCCGGAACAATCTCGCCCATAATATCAATCCCAGATAGACTATCAATCATTTTGTCAACGATCGTATCGGGAATTTTGAGCTTGCTGTCACCATCACCAACCAGCGCATATTCATTATGGTTCAAATTTGAGTTTAACACTTTATCATAATTCACTCGTAAAACAATATCTGAACCAGAAATATAATTTCGACTATTAAAAATGGCCATGCTATTTTTAGATAGAAATCCAACATATGGGATACTCTGACTATTTGGATTAAGAATAGATTGTTCCATTTCAGCAATGCTAATAGATCTATTAGAATTATTTGGAATTTTAGTCAACAGCCTGACCCAATAATAATATTTTACAACAATATTTCCAGATTGGGTATTTGTATAACTGACTGATGAATATCTACTATCATCACCATTTAATGGAATCCCAGGTTTATTAGAGGAAATATGTTTGCTCGGCGGTGTATCACTTTCTGACCACTCATAAACATGAATTTCGCTGCCAGGGAAAATTTGCCCCCAAGTTTTTAGTCTATAAGTTAATTCAGATTGTTCATAATCAATATATCTAACCTTAGACAAATCCCACCAAGTCTTCCCAAGTTGCGATGATGCCCAACTATGATCTAAAATTATACCATTTGAGTATAGACTGCCAGAATTGTATACTGCTGGGTCTGTGCTAGATCTATAGTCTAAATCCTGATCAACTATCCCCAAAACTTTGCCTTTTATTGGATCAACGATATCTAATAGAGATAAAATATTGCCGTTGGTTTTGTTAAACAAACTGATATTATTTATTGATGTGATGTCAATAGAGGTTTCTTGACTACGCAATTTGCCCCATGTGTTTGAGTTATTGGCATTAAAATATTCATAAATTTCTCCAATTTGATTAGACTTTCCTACCCCAAAATTTGATCCTATCAGGATTCTATTTTCAGTTATCTCTATTGAGTTTCCAAACCCATCACCACGTTTTGAATTCCCATCTAGAAATTCTTTTGTGTGTATAAAGGACTGTGGTCCTGTACCTAACATCTCATACAAATATACGCACCCGGTGCCCGGATTTCCTTGATAAAATTTAGTATTATTGCTATCAAAAATTGTACTATTTTGATCATAAGTCTCAAATAGTTTGGCAGACCCAAGCAAACTTGAAATCAACAATGATTTATCATTCGGGGATATCTTTACTCTATGTCCAAACTCTTGATTGTTTTGATTCACAGGACTTACTAAGGTTTGTTCAATTTCATAAACTTTACCTTTCTTAGCATAACAAAAAACAGCGCCACCAGAGCTTTCAGACTGAATAATATTAGGTGCACTGATATATAACTTATCTGCTTCTTTTGAACATTCAACACTAAATCCAAAATCTGATCTTGTGTTTAATTTTCTTATTGGGAAAATCTTTTGCAATAATTTGTCTGATTCAAAAACATAAGCCGAGCCAATAGGAGCCGATGACGGAAGGCCATCAAATGGTGCTCCAACTAGTAACACATCAGATTCTGAACTAATTTTAATACTATGCCCAAATTTACTACCAGACAATCCGCCAACTAACTTAATTCCAGAGTACTTATAGTGTGGCAATAATCTGACTCTAATTGTCACAGTGTTAACCCCAGATAATTTATTTTTATATTCTAAGAATTTTTGATCACTCAATAATATATTATCAAAATTATTCAAATAGTCCAATCCGGGTATTAAAAATTCCCCATTAATATCCACAGCCAAGTATCCTGAAACTTGTGGATCTTTAAATGCCGAAGATATTAATTTATATGTTCTTATTAACGGATTAAACTCAATATATTGAACCCGTTTTTTGGGAGACATCAAAGAATACTTATAAACTGCCCCATTGCCAGGAGATCCAATATAAAGCGTTTTGGAGTCGGCAGTTAAGCTGACACTATACCCGAATAAACTTGTATTTTCATTTTTCGGCGGACAAATTATTTGAACAATTGCGTAAGTATTTAGATTTGTATCCCAAGAACATACAGTCACTAAACCTGTTTCGTTTTTAAATTTTGGAGCTCCTGATATTAGATATTCATTACTCATATCCAAACAAAACCCTAAACTTTTCATTCCTGGATTCTGACTATCAATAGTATCAACGGTATAGTTTCCGTCATTGAAATAAATGACATGAATCCTTCCGCGCCCATTATTTTTTTCTGGAGACCCAGCTGCTATAAATTTTTGATCTGGACTTGATGATATAGAGGACCCATAACCAACAAATTCCATATCATCAGACGTTTCTAAACTAATTTTCCTCGATAGCTTCCAATTTTCGGTCTTTTTGTAAAATGCCCACCGATTATTTTCATCTGAATCTACCCAAAATTTATTTCTAGTCAACCAACTATTTTGTTGAGCATCTGCTATTACTGATGGAATATTTTGATATCGAGCCGACTTTAATAAAAACAACTGTCCGATATTTTTTAATGATCCCTGTTTCAAAAGAGAAACTTGATTTTGATCTATTCTAATAGAAAACTTATTTAAGTTAATAGATTCTTCAACTATATACAACCCATCAAATTGTGGGTGTAACTGTTTAATAATGATCGGATCATTAGCTATTAAGGAGTTTGTTTTTGTTGTTGTTACAATAGCCAACATATCTAATCCATATTCCACAGATTTAATATTATTGTTAGATTCATCAATTCTATAAACTTGCCAATTAAATGATAAATCATTTGCGACCCAGATGTGTTTTCCAATAGTCATTGACTGAATATTTGTTGCATCCACCGCACTATTTGCTATATCGAATAAAGTGAAATCGACATCATCCAAATTGACATATCCAGCTGTTGGTATATCAGATTCGCGAATCGTTTCATTATTTCTTGTTAAAAATCCTGGAAACGCCTTTGACCCCATCAAATATTCTTTATTAGATTGCACAGGTATAAACCCAAGGTGATCGCTATTCTCATCAATGATTATACCAAAACTATTTGTTATACTATCTGAATCACCTAGGTCAATATCTAATGTTAGATTGCTGTTTTGTGCCCCATACTCTCCGACCTTTATTGCCCACTCCTCGTCAAAAGTAATACTGGCTGTTCTATTATGAGCACCACTAGAGGATGCAGACAACAGAGAAGAGATAGATTTTTTTGTCCCTTTATCTTTTATATAGCCTTGATAAAATTTGGTTTGAGTCGTCAAATCAATATTTAAATCTGACAGGTAATTCCTATATCTATAACCAATTAATCCTGAACTTAATTTTCGAAACTGTGGATCGATGAATTCTGAATCAACATCATAAAAATCAATAAATTTAGATGCATTTTGTGAGAAGTTGGGCAATAGGCCAGTTCTAATAGAAGATTTTGGAATTTCTGTCCAATAATTTATATCAAATGTATCCGACGCCGAAATCTTCCGTGTCGATACGTAATATTTGTTTTTAAAGCTAACCATGTCTCCTTTTAGATAGTCCTTACCCACTTTCCATAAATCAGGCAAACTATTATTAAAAATAAACCCTGGAGAAGAGATTGTCCCATCCCATCCGCCACTTTTACGACCAACCAACTTTAATCTAAATTGTCTACTTCCCAATTCTGGTTTATAAATTACATCGTTGAAAATGGTAGTATTGTCAAAAACTAACACATGCTCGAATTGGATCAGATTTAAGTCAACCAAAGCAAAAGTTTCACCGACTACAGATTCGATTGAAAAGACCCCGACATCTCTATTCACAGATAAGGTTTCTATTTTAATGACGTTAAAGTTTGAATCCAATATGGTCATTTGATTATTCTTATCAGACAAGTCATCAACAACACTATTGGTCAATAAAAGAGTTAGTTTTTTGCCCACTGGGCTTAATACCAATATACTCTTTAATTGCCAAGACTGTAAGGTCCATGTCAAGAATTCTTTTGCACTTAATACCCAATTTTGCTGCTCTTTAAGATCAGGATTGAATGTATCAAAAACAAAACCCATTGACATTAAATATCTTTGATAGCTGATTAAAAAATCCACTACTTGTTGTTTATTGGTGAATTCCTGTCCATAAGAAATTAATATCTTTTCTTTTTTATAGGCATTAAAAATAACAGCTGATGTGTTTTCTACCGTAATAGTATAACTATCATTGGCAGAAACATCACTAGGTATTATAATAAAATATGGCACATTTGTGTTATACCCATTAACGCTATATCCATTTTGTGTTTTTTCAATTATCACCGCACTATATGTTGCTCTACTAATTGGAGATCCCTTATTAAGATAAACTTTATAATTTTCTGATGGTATGATAATAGATTCATTTGTGCTAGTTGGACTATATTGTTCTGCCAAAACTGTCAAATATGTTTTGTCGGAAAAACCCGACATTTTATATGATAATTGAACTGAACTATTATCTAATAGATTTCTTAAATTTTTAAAAGGATCAGCTGCTGAGTTAACAATATATGCTAATATAAAATTTAAATACCCCGAAGCTCTACTAATAGTAGAACCGATGGGTTCTCCGTTTAACCGAATACTATCTGTAGTTACCCTTAAATTATTTTGTCTATTTACATATTCTTCAGTTTTTTGATTTTTAAAATATCCATTAATATCAAATAACGTTCCAAAATAAAATGCTGGCTTCATTAATGCCAATGCTCTCTGAATAGCAAATGGATATTCGCTGGACTTTCGCCAGGCAGTTTCGACAGGGCCATGATCCCCAAACGAAAAACTATCGGAAATTCTATTAGAGTTGAATTTAGAAATTATGATTGATATTGGCGGCAACAAGACGCCTTGATCATCGACTGGTATAATTGCTGATAGCCCTTGTCTAATATAATTCTTATCAATACCTTTTCTTTCCCCCTGCCTAATAATTCCATTTTCTAAATCTAACCAAAGATTTTTATTATCAGACGTGTATGGTGCTGGACCATAAATTTGATGCCACCAATCTGGTTTTTTGCTAAAACCTAACATCTCCCAAGGGTGCGTATTTGGCCTATCTGTATCATATAAAAATTTATATATCCCTCTCCACCAACCAGGCAACGATTCTATGGATAATTTGTTTTTGCTATTTTTATAATTATAGGAAAATAGGTCACTATTAATGATATAACTATTGGTTGAAAAATCTAACCTATTATCCCCAACCCAAGTTAAAAAACTGCTTGATAATATTTCATTAAATTCTTTTAAAGAATAATCTGTGTTTCTAAATTGTCCAGGAATATATTCATTAATATCAACAAATTTTACATCATCATTTCTTTTTATATTATTAAAAATCCTAGTCTCCAATTCCAACAATAATTTGTCTCTAATATCTCCAAATGCAGGGGTTAAGCTACCATCATGCCCCTGTATGACCGCCGTTGGTTTTTGATATGTACTATCGATAAAGATTTCTGGTAAAAATTTGGGATAAAGACCTAACTTTGTTGGGGTTTCTGGTATAAAATTTCCATCAGTATCATATTCTTTAATCTCTAATATTCCGTTGACACTCAAATCAACATTTTCATCAATTATTATTGTTGGAAGCACTTTACTAAAGACATAATCTTTTCCATACGACAATAAATTCTGGTTATAGTAAACTAAGATTGCTCTAGATTGCAATTTCGATGGATCAAATTTTGATCCTATTCTATATTGTTTTTCAATTTTATTCGTTATTTTATAGCTAAAAAGTTTATGTCTGCCATATGGGACCATATCACTATAAAACCAAGGAAAAGAATTATTTTTATTTTGATTAATAATCTCTAATAGAGAATCAATAGTTATATTGTTTTGATTTTGCTGTATTAAGGTCAAAATTAAATCTAAAAATTTATTTTTAAATTTTACGTATTCTTGTCTTGCAAATTCCAAGGCATTTATAAAGTTTGCCTGTTTTGAAATCAAGAATAACGAAGAATAAATTATTGGAGAAGCATGTTGCAGTATGTTACCACCTAATTTAGATACATCCAGATCTCTAATATTTTCAAATTTTGAATTTTGTTGAATAATCGAAAAATGATTTCTTAACTGGCCAAAATTCAAATCCAAGATCGATGCATTCTCACTATTATATTCTAAATTAGATGGTATTTGATAATATCCCAGATTGCTCACAGACTTGCTGTAAATTAAAATATCAATCTTATCTCCTAATGTTAAAATTGTGTTGTCGATTTCAATGGTATTAATTTCATTGATCTTGACTATTTTAAAATTAGCTTCTGACAATAGAGAATTATTTAAAAATACTTTGATATTTGGCAACAACATTGATGGTTCTGGGAGAATATCAATGATAAAATTGTTAGATGTTCCAGAATAAGATGCACTAATAATTTGATACTGTCGAGTTTTTTCCGACACTAAATTCCAAACACTAACATTGGTGTGAGTTGTTGCGGTGATATTCTTTCGTAAATATCCCAAAGATATAAGTTCTTTTTTTGGCTTATTATTGTCAAGATATTCAAAACTATCGTTGTCAAAATTATTTTCAAAAGTGATTTCAGAAGACGTGTAACTACTTGTGGTGTAATGGAGTGGGAACCCTAAAACTGCATCAATCCCGCCTGACCCGATCTTATAAGAAAATACCTTTGTTCCAGAAAAGCTACTAGCCGGATATACAGCAGTTGAGGATAAGCTAATGCCGTCAGAATTAAATACATCAAATTTTGGTTGTTGATTTTTTTTAGTTTTTATTTGTGCTTCAATCCACAAAGTTCCGTTAAAATAAAAAGTAACACCTTTATTAATTCCAGCTTTAGCGACAACAGCACTACCAGCAACTGCAATATCAGCTGGATCTGGAGACACAATAAGTCTAACCCTCGGGTTTTTAATCTTATATTCAACATTGACTAATAGATAATCAGTTGATCTTTCTAAATACATCGAGGTGTCAGAATGGATTGTGGCCACTGTACCAATACACACATCGTTTGTGTCATAAATTTTAGATCCTATAGAAATTTCACTTTGAAATTTTGTTTCATATCCAATAATTTCCGACAATCCAGATGCGATTCTAATTTTTACATTATCAATTAGGAATTTAGAAATTGGCATTGTGGCTTTAAATCTGATGGTATAATTTTTATTACCGTCATATTTCACAGAGGTAATTACACCATCGGGCGACCCAGATCCCAGGTCAAGACCCTCAATTAATGTTGCCCCTAATAAGTCATCACGACCTATAACCCGCCAATCGTACTCATAATCTATATTTAAATTGGGTTTAAATATATTATAGTTTCGTCCAACAGGGATCGGCTTTGATTTGGCTCGGAAATTAATATATACGGGTTCATTTCTCAACAAACCTGTTCCTATATAATCATAATATTCACGTTCCACAGACTCATCTTGCACCCCATATTCAACAGTATAAACTTGAGATCTAACTAATGGATCGAGATCATTAGCGAACAATACTCGTTGTCCATTTTTCAATGAAAGGTCTGGTAGACTTAACGTCTTACTATGTTGTATTTGGTTAAATGCGTCTTGATATTTTAAATCAATTTGATCAACAGGGCGCATGCCAATCGATCCAGAATTAAACATTTGAATATTTGGACGAAATTCAATGATAGGTCTTCTAGCTCTTGACGACTGGTTAATCGATATTCTAGTCCCATTATATTCAGCAGACGCTTCAATTATTGATATATGATACCAACAATTCTGTCTAGACCAAGCATTTAAATCCATACTGGATCTATTAGAAACTACATATTCAGGATCAATTGGACCATAATATGGTTCATCTATATTATCCACATCAAAATTCACAGCATCCAAGCCCATTAACGATTCGTCGATATTGAGTTCAGGACAAACCATCAAAGAATGATCAACCAACACTATACCTTCATCGGACCCAACACCTTCCACAATGTAAGTGTTGTTTATATATTTGGTTGGGGTAATATGTTTACCAAATTGAATTTTCATACCATTGGATAGAATAATACCACTGCTATTGGACCATTGTTTTTTCCCGAGTATATCAGTTTCAACATCAACAGCTTCTATTACTCTATCCACCAATCTAATTTTACCAAAAGCGTCTGGGTTACTGGAATCTTGATAATATAATTCATCAAGCTGAGCTGTGAGTGATGGTACAGGTTTTAAATATCCTTCTTTAGTTTTAAAAAACTCTTTATGTGCATTTTTTATTCCAGTTCTGACATGAATTCTCGAATCAACAGCAATATTCGAAACATACTGCAATGTGTTAATTGGGTTTTGACTGTCAGATCTATCAACAACTACTCTCCAAACGCCACGCCTAAATTCAGGATCTATGGCGCCACCTGTATTTTTAGAAAACCAATCCTGATCAGAATCTGAATCAGAAATAAAAACAAAAGTTTTTCCATCTGTATCCAATGTTATTCCATCAAAACTTATAGTGTTGGGAATATATGCATTGATATCTGAAAGTTTTGATCCATCTACATATGCAAATGTTGTATCCAAAGCAAAATCAACAACCGATGACATTGGCATTTTAAGATAGAAATCTTGTGATGTAGACAAGGGAACGAAGAACTCAACTTCGCCCACATCCTCACCATTATTTGTAACCCCAAAAACGTCCCTTGTACTAATTAATGGAGAAATATTTTTTGTTCCTGATATTCCTGGTTGCGTTTGTATCCAAAAACCACTTCCCGGCTGCGATACTTTGAACTTATATACTCCACCACGCATCAAAGTAATTTCAGGATTTTTTGTTTCCGTGTTATCAAATTGATAAGAATCATTGATAGCATCTTTTGAAATGATAAATGTCTGATGTGATTTTACAACTGTTGTCCCAATTAGAATTGGGTCCGGTCCATTTGGTAGCCAATAATATTGACTAAAGTTAACAAACTTATCTAAATCTATTAATCCACTAAAGGAATAATACTCTGATGAGAACAATCTGTCGTGATTATTAACTTTAGCACCATAATATTCTAACTTGTTTAATAGATCAACATAGCTACTATAAAATTTGATATTATTTGATTCGGAAACAACAACACTGGGTTCAAGCTGATAATTCCTACGATCTTTATTAGTTTCTAATAAATATCCATCATTAGGTTTATATGTGGGAGCGAATTTTCTACCAATATATCCATCTAATCTAACAAAATTGGCATCGGAAATCAATTGATCCAATGTAGCATTTAGGAATTTCTCATTAGTTTCGGTCCTAAATATACTTGGTAAAAAATCTGAAGTTTTTTTATTGGCCATCTTATATTATCCAATTTCTTTAATATGACAAATGCAGTTGTGTTGCTGTCAATGAGGTCACGATTTCCACATTTTCAACAGTGGCTGCATTTATGATAATTTCATTCGGCTCACAGTTAATTTGATATAAATGACCAAAAACCAACTTAGCATTTTGTGAAACTATAGTTATAGAAGCGATATTTGGAACCAACACTTGATGTAAATACGCACTCAATTCACTAAAATAAAATGTCTCACCAAAATCCCAATTGCTTATATCAAAATAATTATTAATTGCATCAATAACCGATGTTTTAATATCATTATCACTAGTATCAATTGAGGTGTTTTTGACTACTTTAAATATCGCTTGCAGGTTTTCGGTAGCTTTCGATCCAAATATTGGTTTGAAAACTGCGCTATGAAATACTATAGTATCAGACAAACTCCTGATATCATTCAATGACGAGTAATCAGAAGATAATTCAACTGACGACGGGGGAATCGGCTTGTCTATCGTGCCACTAGAGTCAGAAATCCATTTCCTATATGCAGAATCATATGATGCCGTTAATACATATATATCAATAATATTAGTAGTACCCGGATCTATTCTTCTACTTTCAGAACTATTATGTTTATATTGAAAATACAAACCTTGCCTTCCAAAAGTGGTCTTGTAGCCAAAGATTTCTACTAACATTAAATCATTATTGATTTGATAGAATTTTTTATCAGAATCTGCATAGAAAATTTGACCTATCTGATATAATTTTAAAAATTCAAGTATTTGATTACGTGATTGATAGGAAGAATCTATCAAACCATCTTTAACTAGTTCATAATCAACAAATCTATTATCGTTTTGAATTTTTTTAAAATGAATTCGTTTTAGATTCGAGTTTACTCTAGGATTTACTAATTTATTAAAAATTTCAGGATTATCAGGAATCCCGTCATTATTTAGATCAGAATAAGTAACCAATACTCTATTGTTACTAATATATCCATCTGAATCAACTGGTGTTTTGTATATATACCAGATATAATCTACCCCAAGTGCAGAAAACGAATCAGGACTAGTATTAGTTTTAAATATAGTTACTTGATCATTAATTACCTGGCCAGACTTGGGATCATAAATCCTTAATTTTTCGTCTTTATAAAATCTAACCTGACTCTCGCTCTCAAATACGTATTCGACATTTCTATAATAAACATTATAATTACCGTTAAACTCAAATCTAATCAACCAACTAGAATCTTTACCAGAATTACTTGAATCCAATTCATTCACTAAGCTAAAATTGTCAGACGTATTCAAATTTTGATCATTTATGACTCTCCAGGTTTGATATTTGCTATTATAGGAAATTCCGAAGTTTTTAAATCCTTTAATTAAATTTGCAACAGTTGCTACAAATATATTGGAAAAACTATTTTTAAATGTAGGATATATTTTTTCAACAATTGCACCATTTGGCACAAATGTATTTAAAGTAACGGACCCTAGACCATTTGTCTGTGGTGAGAAAACTCTGCCAGACACATTTTCTACACCAGCAAATATCTCCATCTTATCAGTTAATAGTGAGGGCGGGCCTGGAATCATATTGTTATTTGCATCAAAATGATATCCGGGATATGGTCTAAATTTAATTATTGCACCCTTTTTGATATAATTAATTCCATTATTGAAACTAGTGTCTAATGTCTCAGATTCAGGCAATATATCCCAGGAGTCTGGCATTGTTTTATCATTGAATAGATAATCATCCAACCCTGATTTTACTACTAACAAAAACGGAACAACTGCAACTGCCGACATTGAATCAATGACTGTAATAGTATATGAAGTTATTAATGACTCCAAAATCGGTGTCCCATAAATCCTGCCTGTTGATGCATTAAAATTTAGTCCTTTTGGTAATTCTGGTGATATAGAATAACTGTAAGGCGCTGTCCCGCCAGAAGCAGTTGCTGGAGAAAAGGATTCAATCTTTTGATTTACACCAAGCTGCTTGGTTAAATTTTTCACAGTTAACTTTAAATTCGTATTTACTGTAGTAATTTCTGTAGCAATGTGCGATCCTGGCAATCCTTGAAACAAATATGGCGGATTAGCTACCAGATTTTCAATGTTTGCTGGGGAGAAATATCCAGTCACTGCCGGAATCTTAGATGTTTGTAATGTCCAGGAATGCTTATTTAAACTATATGTAGTATAATTTTCATAATAAAAATGCCTAAATTCTATAGAATTAATGATATTATCAATAATCTTCTCGTGAATTAAATTGTTGATATTTGTGAATTCTGAATACTCAATAATAGTCGAATTAATATTATTATTTTTGTATAAAACACCGTCGTCAGCAAAACTATTAGTGCTAGAATATTTCCCAGTAGGATCTGTAATATCCAAATATTTACTAATACCGGCACTAGACCTATTAATACTTTTTACTTTTAAAATATTTCCAAAAGATGTAAATGGTAGGATGTTATAGTCCTCACCAGTTATCATTCTATTTTGCGTATAATATTGCTGTGGCGCCTTTTGTTTTATGTCATCTAAGGTTTCTCTAGTTGATGCATTAATAACGGTGTATTTTAAACTAGCTTTAATTGTTAATGTTTCCAATCTTCCAGCCCTATTGATATAGTTCATTGGAATGATAACATTTTGAAGTTCATTTGGTGTTATTTTATAATTTAAGCCATCACTAGTTCTAAAATAAACTCTAAAATTCCCTTTTGGTATATTTGTAAAACTACCATCCCCAAATATTAAATCAATTTGATCATTATTTCGTGTATTAATTTGATATAAATTTTTATCGGTGCTTTTAGTATAAACTACATTCACACCAGACACAGCAGGTACCGATTTCCAATAAGTTTGAATATTTCCAGAACTTGAGAGACTATATAACCAAATATCTGTTTGATTTATGTTTGTAAAATCTAATGGAACAACCCTATTGGGTAAAGAATCATTTAATGAAAATTCCTGGCTTTGTAATATGCCTTGCTTAAAATAAACAAAAAAACCAGTATTGTTAGAGCCATTACCATAGCCATCATTTCTATACAATAAATTAAATAACGCATTTGGTTTTGGTGGCTCTTCGTAAAGATAAGTTTTTCCTAGACTAGTTGCACTTATAACTTCAAAATTAACATTACTGTTTTCCACTAATGCTTGAAATTGATATATGCTGGATGTGTTTGGCGCCAGGTTCAAAGAATATTCATCTGTTTTAATAAAATTTATTGTCTGAGTATTCCCTGGTTTGCCCACAATCTGTGAACCAACTAACGAAGAATTAATTATTGTTCCGAACTGCTCTAACCAATTGCTATTATTTTTATCATCCCAATATACAACAAGATTGCTTAAATTAAATCCATTACTATCAAAAATTGTTTCTGTTGTACTTACTGAATCAATTTTTAAAAATCCAGTTGCAGGCATATTTCTTTTTGGATTATAACTAACCAACTTGGCCAATTTTAGAATACTATCCCTACGCTCTGCTGTGTCGATGAAATTTTCTCTAGCGTTTAGGTCTGTCCTAAATGCCAGACTTTGTCCCATGAACGCAATTAGATCAATTAATGCAATATACTCGCTACTGTCTGTGAAGTCGTTGAAATCCTCAGGATAATTGATCCTAATATAATCAATCATACTCTTTCTTAAAGTTTCAAAATCGTAACTGGTGAAATCGGCGTCTTGAAACGTCTGATATATTTTTTTCCAGTTTTCTGCTACAAGCAGAGAATTTTGTCTTTTATTAATGGCCATTATAGAAACCCAACGTAATATTATTTATTGATTTCAAAATATATAGTTTTAATACTAAATTTGATAAAAAATTTATAGCTTCTGATCAAATTGTAGATATAATGTTTCAACTTGATTTGTTGGTATATACGTCAATGTTAGTTCGACCTGTATGCCATACTCAAATTTGGTAACCAATACCGAATCTACAGAAAGTCTTGGATCATATCTAGCAATGCTGTCAATGTCATTTACTATCCTTTGTTTAATTTCCTCAGTAAACGGTTCAAACAGCAAATCCCAAATAATACTACCAAAATTTGGGTTCATTAATTTTTCACCTTTTCTTATGTGAAAGTGATTAAATAGGTCCTGTTTGGCTAGCTCATAATCATCGAGTTTATATTTTTTAACCCTATTAAAAGTACTAAATCCTTTATATGTTGTCATGATTCATTATTTATCCAATGTTTTTTTGGAAGATGCTAACACATCAACGGAATATCTACCCAAGTTAAAATATGTTGATCCAGTGGATCCGTTGTTGCCCACCCCAGACCCAGTAGCATTCCAATCTTTTGCGCCTTCGGCCCCCAACAAATGGCTTACTGACAAAATACCAGCAACAGTTGTTGGATCATCATTTTGTTTTATAGAACCAGAATTCACTAAGTATTTGTAATTAGAATTCAATGAGTGTTGCATAATTTTTTCCTGTGTCTGAGTTGATGATAGATAAGATTCCTTTGATGTCAATCCGTCTTTCCCAGTCCAAGATGTGGGGTAATTTACTGCGTTATCTCCATACTTCTGAATAGCTCCAGGCTTGATATATCCTTGATCCGCTAATATGTTTGCACCTATTTGATATTTTCCCAAATAATTGGATTTATTTACTAAATCATAAGAATTTTTACTTTCTGTATGACCTAATTGAGTCAGCAATGCTTTTGTTTGTGTTACGCTTAATGCTCCAATCCCGGCACCAGGAGCTTTCATTGATTGATTTTTCATCAGACTTGCTGGTGCAGGATCAACCACACCTGCCCCTTTTGATACTTCTGGACCTTGACTCATATTAGTCATTGAAGTCTCATCAACTCCCTCATTACTATTAGTTTCACCTGGAGCCGGGCCACTAGTGACCCCATTGTCCGGCGTTGAATTAGATTCATTATTTTGTGAGCTTGATCCTGAAGATATGGGAGATGGCGGTTTCGTTCCTAAATGTAAATTCCAAGGCTCATGGGTCGGTGCTATTGGAACTATAGTTTGTAATTGAGCATCCCCACTGATCCATTTTCCTGTTCCGTTCTTCTTAGTATCATCTAAAGTATTTAATTTTAATTCGCTTGGTCTTTCAACTGATTCAGTCCCGCCTTGATTTAGTGTGATGGTTGCCCCAGTCATCTTTAATCCACCCGTTCCATTTATACTAGCAGATCCAGAAGCATTGATAGTTAATGCTCCGGCGCTACCGATACCAATTGATTCACCAAATATCGTCAATTTTTGTGCGCTATTTAAATTAATTTTTTGGCCTTGAATAGTTGTGGTGGACCCTGAACTAAAATTTATCTGCTGACCTGCATTGAAGTTAATATTTTTATCAGCATGAAAATTTAGATCACCTTGTGCCCTAACATTTACACTAGCACCGGTATAAATGTTAAGGTGTCCTGGGCCAGTTAGCTCAATCCAAACACTGCCGTCACTGTTTCCAATATATAATATTCTAGAAGAATCATTCATCAGAATTTGATGTCCTGAAGATGTTCGAAGCCTAACAAGTTGATCTCTACCAGCCCAATCACCATCATCCATAACAAAAGTATGCCCACCTTTTCTTGCAGAAACAGAGTAGTCGTCTGACGTTATTGTGCCTGCTGATAAATTGTCAATTTTCTCTTTTGTATTTTTTTCATTATTAACACTTCGTCCAGGGGTTGATATTCCAAACACATGACTAGGACTTTCTCTTTGACTACTACTCGATATAACTCCCCTGATATAGTCAGACTCTAATCCCTGTCTTAATAAATTTTTAAATTGTTCTTCATGAATAGGTTTTTTAAAGCCTACAAAGTTTTCCCAATCTAAATTTTCTTGATTTTCATTAAATTCAACTGAAACAGTAGCTTGGCCCGTTTCATAATTTGATTTTACTTTATCGTTCTCAATATTAGAGTCATCAATTTCTACACTGCCAGCAATGCCCGGAACCATATGATGACCTATTTGATTGGGAATGCATGCAAACCAGAACCCTCTATTTGGATCACCACCAGCAAAGGTACATAAAACAAAATTATCAACATCAGGAACTACTGCCCACATGCCGTATGTATGTTGAACTTTACTAAATGAATTTTGTTTATTTGTATCTGGTTGGTGTGTGGTTCCGAAAAAAGGACTAGCATAAGAAACTGTTCTCCAATTTGAAGAATTGTCCTCGTCGCCAGCAGCTAGGTTAGGAATATAAACTTGCAGCCTGCCAGATCTTGTGGGATCTAAATTACTTTTTATTTTTCCGACATATGGGCCCGGATCCAACCTAACAGGGGACTTATCTTTGTCAAATAAATTTGGAAGCTTATTAAGCCTAATAGAATCTATAGTCATCTCTATCAATTATTCTTAGAATTGGTCATGTTTGTTGGTGCCACATTTTTTAAACTATCATTCAAATCCATCATTTCCTTAACTCTTGTTCGTGATGGGATTCTATATGAATTGCCAATTGGTTGGCCATTTTCATCTTTTGGTTGATTTATTTTTTCTAATAGATTCGTTGACGGCTTAGTGCGTGTTGGAATTTTATATGAATTTTTTAGAGAACTTTCTTGATCTTTATTCTTCCCCTCAGCAATAGTTGTGGCCTCTGGCTGTCTATTGGCTTGACTTGGCGTATTGGGGTTTTTGAGATTATCGTATTTTGTTTGACCAAACATTCTAATCAGATCTAAGGTCTGAGTAAATTGTCCAGACTTAAATTCATTTTCTACTTTGATGAGTCTGTACATCCCACTAAACACACTGGGCATTGTCGCCGATTCTAATTTTGCTAGACCAGTTTCTTGATCAAAATCAGTCGGAGTATTAAATGTCAATAAAACAGGTATCTCATAATGATCAAACAACAAACTTCCGTTTTTGTCAATTATTTCACTTGATTTCGAAGGATAATTAATTGGATTGAAAAATACATCATCTTGTTTTATTAGTTCTGGATCACCAATAATTTTCAACTTTATATTGATCATATCACCTGGCGATTCAGACAGGGATGCTCGATAAAGATCGTTGACTGCTTGCCCCTTGGCATCATAACTTCCGCCTTGAGCCGCAGCTAAGTCCATTTGAAGACTAGTGTTTTTAATCATAGTGTCCTGAACACTAATATCCAACTTTTGCCTGGGCGCTTTTCCGGATAAATTTTCCTCTGATATTGTCGATGTAACAGTTTTCTCTAATTTAGTTTTATCGGCAGTAGCTACGATAAGAAACGTAGTATCAAAATCCAAATCAAAATTTAAAATGCTATCATTTTTCCCAGTAAAAATATAATGATATTCTTTTAAAGCTGATTCAGGAACAGATTTGGGCGCTGTTGAACTTTTAGTATTATGAAATTCATAAGTTTTTACTACGTAAATTATTTCCTTACTGTATGTGTCCCTAATACAGTCAAAGTCTTTGATGTTAATTATTGGTATGATTTTGAACCATTTAATTTTTTTATTTGCTTTATTAGCATAATTTTGAATATCACTGTCACTGGCTTTTTGAACATCTATAGTGGGGTCTGTAATTTGATCTCTGATATAACGGCTGTTTCTCATCACTTGGTTGATGACTTCCACTATACTAGTACCGGCATTAATTCCAAAGGATTCTCGGTTTCTTACAAATCCAATTGTTTGAATTCCAGCATTGGATCTAATTTCAGCCAACGCTTTCTGTGAAGAGGTTGGGTCGGGCATAGGTATCATATTGATTGCTGTTTTTTTTGGAAATACTATGGAGGATTTTGCAATTTCCTCATCAAATTTAAATGAATAAACTTCTGGATATTCCTGCATCGTTTTATTATTCTTAACTAATTGTTTTTGGAAACTATTAATAGCAGCCGTATAACTACCAACAAGATATGTGCTAGATTGAACAGCTTGTCCCAATTCTTGATTAGATTTAGCAATTTCGTTCAATCTAGCTTCACTGGGATTTTTCTTTTTCTGTTCTTTGACTGCTTCATTAGATAGCGCCTCCAACCTTGCCGCCACAGCTTTATTTACATTTAATATGCCATTTGCTTCGCCGGCTTTATTTGGATCACTACTGAAAAATTCTTCAACAGTTTTTGCAGTAACAGCGAACGCCGCCGGAGTTCTAACATTGCTATCAGAAAATGCTTGGTGGTTAAATATAACTGCTGAAATTTGATATTCCCCGCCATCTTTAGTTACTTTTATTTTGCAATTAGTTATTCTAATTGGAATATATTTTGTTTGAGATACGATCTTATCATGAATTTCCCCAGTTTCAGTGTTGCCAAAAAAATTAAGCTCTAATAGAAAAGGTATTTGCATCCAACTTTTGGCCTTGATATTTTGAGCCATTTCCAAAAATCTGTTAATAAAAGTTAAACCATAAGGTTCAGTAATGGTAAAAGACATACTGATAGCATTAGTATTTTTAGATATAGTAGTCATACCAACTATTGTTGTAAATTTCAACTCTTTGAAATAAAAGTCCTCATTGAATGCAGGATGTCTTTTAAAATTACTATCGTTTCTCCTTCCACCACTGGCTATTAAAATAGTTCCAACACCATCTACCATTGGGGTATATTGATAATTGGGGTTGTTCATTAACATATTATAATTTTCAGGTGGAACTACATGTAAACTTAGCCCATAGGTATAGTTAGCATAGTCAAATAATGGATTCGGTCTAGCTTTTGTATTTTTATTATCTGCCATATATTATGCTCCCAGAATCTGCATTAATACATCTTTTTTTGGAATATAAATGCTTTGATCCACATAAAAATCAAATATAGGATCAATCAGTATATCTGGATTTCTGCTAGCAAACACCCACCATAAACCGGCATTATCATAAAGGTCAAAAGCCAATAAATCGGGCCTATACATATAAGTCACTGATATTTTGAAAATCGAATCGCTGTCTGTTTTTGGAATGTACCTGTGCTCCATAATATCCAAAAATGGACCAAAACTACCCGTAGCATAATATGGACTGTATTTTGTGTATGTTGCCATTAAATAAATCCTCCAGCTTTAAGCAAATTGCCTTTGGCAAAGTTTTCTAAATCAAATTTAGCAATAGAAGCCCTACTATATACTGGCTGTAAATTTATTACTATTTGGCTACTAGTTGGAAGTCTGGTATTCGACCCGTTTGTATCAATGCTCATATAATCCATATCTGATGGCATAGTTTGACTAAAACTAGTCAGAACGCAAGGCACGTTGGGGAAATAATTTTCCCCATAACCATTTAAAAATAATATTGGCGGTGGAGATCCTGCATGATTGCTTGCGCCGTAAAACATTTTACTAGCCGATCTAAAAAAGTAAATTGCTGCTAACAAATATTCACCGTCAGACTGATTTTGGACTGTGAAATCACCACTTATTTGTATTGCTTGCACTTCGCTACTATCATAACTATAAGCAGGATAGTTACTATGTGTATTTTTTTGTGAACTATACCCAGCACTATAAGAAACTGTAATTGACGGAGTATATGGGAAAATGACCCCAGCTGTTTCCACCAATGGCTTCATTATGCCAGGGTCATTACTTAAATAAAATAAACTAGATTTTTGTCCCACACTTATTCTGATTCGCCAATCTTCCTCCACTGGAGTTACATTTGACGATTTTTCAGATCCTAACGCATATCTAATAGATGGGGATTTGGCAGGTGGCGCAGTGCCTACCATATCTTTGCTTGCATTTGACCCAAAAAGTCTGGAAGTCGATTGATTGTTCCCAGGACCAACCAGTGCACCAGATTCAGGGGCTCCACTAAGGATAGAATTTAAAACATTTGATTGATTTTTGGGCATGATGTTTTTTTCTAAAATTGCTTCTGGTGATTGTGGCTTTGGATTATATGCTTTATCTTTATCTATTTTATTTTGTACTAAATTTTCTGTTTCATTGATTTCAGCAATCAAAATCACCGCCATAGGATCTGACGAAGACGCTAAATCAAATTTGGCATTAGCTAATGCATTGAGGGCGTTATCGGATGCAGGACCCGCTGTACCTTTATCACCAGATTTAAGGTAATCATTAGATAAACTTTTGGCACTAGTATATTTTTCCAAAATGCTGTCGGGTATGGGCATGTAATTTTGATCTCTGAAAATGATTTAATTAAAATCTATTAAATATTTATCGTAGTTAAAATAATAGTAGTTTATATCTATTGACTTTTTTCTAATATAAATGTTATTATGCTTTTAATCAAAAGGATCATAATATGAAATTTAATTATCTCAACAATAGAGATTTACTCAAAGAAATACATAAAAGCAAAAATACCTATTGCACTTACTTGAATGCCAGCGATGGTGATTATGACATCATCATCAACTCTTTGTCCGAAATCATTGACATCAAAATTAGCGAAGCTATTGAATTGAGATCAGAAAGATTGTGTCGAGCCGCCTACGATGCTGCTATGTTGGAATCTGTGGAAAAAAGAAAATTAGAAGAATTTGCTGTTGACCCCGCCACCATTAGCAAAACTGATTTGGTATTTAGAGTTATGACTTGGGAACATATTCCAGAAGAAGCTAAAAAAGTACCAAAAGGTAAAGTAAAAATCTTAGAAGACGACGATGAAGTTGTCAAAACGGAATATGACATTGAAGAAGATGTTCAACCAACAAAATATACCAAATGCAACTTCCCACCATTCCAACATTTTAAATTAAACAGTAATGATGAAGCTTATTGTGTTGGAAAGAGTCATTGGAAGGGTGATTTGATTACTGGTGAATTTTGCAAAGATCACGGCGCAATGACTAAAAAACTAGCACATATGTTTATCAAACTGTGTGAGCGATATGCCACACGAAGTAATTGGAGAGGTTATACGTATAATGATGAAATGCGTAGCCAGGCTCTTTTACAATTAAGTCAAATTGGTTTAAAATTTGATGAATCAAAATCCTCAAATCCCTTCAGCTATTTCACTGCCGTTGTGACCAATAGTTTTACAAGAGTTTTGAATATTGAAAAACAAAATCAAAATCTTCGTGATGATATTTTGGAATTGAATGGTATGTCACCATCATATACCCGACAAGGAATGAGCTCAAGTAGCAGTTTTGGTGATGGCGATTACGATTGACCAAAACTTTTAATATAGAAACGAATCTGCTATAATTGACAGTATGACTACGACTAATTTATTTAAAAAAGCCGCTTTCATGACCGACATTCATTTCGGCTTGAAGTCAAATAGTGTGCAACATAACGAAGATTGTTTGAACTTCGTTAAATGGGCAACCAAAAAAGCTCGAGAAGAGGGTTGTGAGACTGCTATGTTTTTGGGCGATTGGAACAATAATCGAGCCAGCATTAATATATTAACTTTGAACTATAGCCTTAGGGCTTTGGAGCATTTGAATGACAATTTTGATAATGTTTACTTTATTCCCGGCAATCATGATCTATATTATCGTGACAAGAGAGATGTTCAAAGTGTTGAATGGGCGCGACATCTCCCCAATGTCACTGTGTGTAATGATTGGTTTGAACATGGCGATGTTGTTATTGCACCTTGGCTTGTGGGTGATGACTATAAACGTATTCCCAAATTAAAATCACGTTATATGTTCGGACATTTTGAATTGCCTGGATATTTAATGAACGCTCAAGTAGCTATGCCAGATCATGGTGAAATAAAACGAGAACACTTTACCCAATTTGATCATGTATTTACTGGACATTTCCATAAAAGACAAACACAGAAAAATATTACCTATATTGGTAATTGCTTTCCACATAATTATTCCGACGCTGGAGACGATGATCGTGGATTGATGATTTTGCCCTGGGGCGAATCTCCACAATTTCATGCTTGGCCAGATCAACCCAAATATAGAGTATATAAACTCAGTGACGTTTTAAATCATACCGAAAAAATGCTACAACCAAATATGCATTGCAAAATTAATATTGATATTGATATTAGTTACGAAGAGGCTAGCTTTATTAAGGAAACCTTCATTGATACTTATAAGCTGAGAGAAATAATGCTGATTCCACAAAAATCCCAAGAAATAGGCGATGATATCATTCAAGGCAATATTGCCTTCGAAAGCGTGGATCAAATTGTATCAAGCCAAATTGCATCTGTTAGTAGTGAGCATTTTAATCAAAATCTTCTATTAGACATTTATAGAAACCTTTAAGTATAATAGTCTTACATGCTAAAAATTAAATCCATTACTGCGAAAAATTTCCTGTCTATTGGCGCAGTTACCCAAAGTGTAAATTTAGATAGAGATAACCTAACATTGGTTATTGGTGAAAATTTAGATTTGGGCGGCGTTGATTCTGGTTCTAAGAACGGCGTTGGTAAATCAGCAATGCTTAATGCCATCAGCTATGCATTATACGGACAAGCACTGACTAACATAAGAAAAGACAATTTGATTAACAAATCAAATGGTAAAAATATGTTGGTTACTGTGGAATTTGAAAAAAATGGCATAGACTATAGGATAGAGCGTGGTCGCCGCCCTAACACTATGGCATTTTATGTCAGCAACGTGGAACAGGAAATTACTGACGATAGTCAAGGCGATAGTAGAGAAACACAAGCAGATATTGATAGAATCCTAGGCATGAGTCACGACATGTTTAAACAAACAGTGGCTTTGAATACCTACAATGAACCATTTCTTAGCCTACGCTCAAGCGATCAAAGAGCTATTATTGAACAATTACTTGGTATAACTGTTCTTAGTGAAAAAGCCGATCGACTTAAAGAACTAATCAAAGTAACCAAAGATGGCATTACCCAAGAAGAATTTAGAATCAAAGCGGTTGGGGATGCCAACATGCGTATTCAGGATCAAATTGAAAACTTAAAACGTAGACAGCAGATTTGGTTAAAAAAGAAAACTGACGATTTAAACCAATTTCAAATTGCGTATGACGAACTAAGCCATTTAGATATCGAAAAAGAATTATTAGCACACAGAGATCTTTCTGAATTTAATCAAAAAAACAAAGATCTAGTAGAACTCAACAAAGCAGTTAAACGTTCAGAATTGGATTATGGTAGAGAAATCAAACATCAACAAAGTTTACAAAAAGAATTATCTGCATTAAAAGAACATCGTTGCCACTCTTGTGGTCAGGAATATCACGACGCCAATCATGATCAATTAGTAAAAGGCAAAGAAGAGGAACTTGCTTTAAGTATAGCCAATAGCAATGAGCACACCGAAACTATCGCCGAATTAAATGCTGCTATTACTGAGTTAGGGGCGTTAGGCACACCACCAAAAGTTTATTATGACAGAGAGTCTGATGCTTTCGAACATCGAAGCAGTATGGCAGGTTTGTTAAATCAGATATCCAGTAAACAAGCCGAAACAGATCCTTATGAAGATCAAATTGAAGAAATGATTGATAAAGGATTGGAAACAGTCAGTTACGATCAAATCAACGAATTAATTTCTCTAAGAGACCATCAGGAGTTTCTACTTAAATTGCTAACCAACAAGGATAGTTTTGTTCGTAAAAAGATCATTGATCAAAATCTCAGCTATTTAAATGCTAGACTTGGGCAATATTTGGATAGAATCGGGTTACCACATACTGTTCAATTTAATAATGACCTAAGTGTTAGTATTACTGAATTGGGCAGAGAATTGGATTTTCACAATCTAAGCCGAGGTGAAATGACTAGACTTACATTAAGTTTGAGTTTTGCATTTAGGGATGTTTGGGAGAATTTATTTCATCCAATTAATTTATTATTCATTGACGAATTATTGGATAATGGTTTGGACCCTGTTGGCATGGAAAATGCTTTATCGATATTAAAAGGCATGGGTCGTGAGAGAAATAAATCAGTTTGGTTTATCAGCCATAGAGACGAATTAATAGGCAGGGTAGGTAATGTACTCAAAGTAGTTAAAGAAAATGGATATACTGAGTTCAGAGCTTATGAATAAAGTGTTTATTTTTTATTACAACTAAACTGGACTAACTAATAACATATGACAAGTCCACAAAAGGCCAAAGGCGGCGGTTTCGAAAGACAAATTGCAACTTTTCTCACTGATCTATATGGTGAGAAATTTATCAGAACACCTGGTTCTGGTGCCTATGTGGGCGGGTCAAATAGTAAACGCAAGGAATTCTTGCATGAGGGACAAATTCGCAGTTTTAAGGGAGACATTATTCCCGGACAGAGTTTTCCCAAACTCAATGCTGAATGTAAATTCTATAAAGATTTTCCATTTCATCAATTTTTTACAGGTTCAATTAAAATCTTAGACTTATGGATTGCTCAATGTATGGAAGCCGCAGATTCTGGGGATTTCAATATCTTGTTCATGAAATTTAATCGAAAAGGCACATATGTTGCCGTACATCATTCTGACACCACGTCTTTCAATTTAAAAAATCATTTTATATATACACATCAAACTCATGGCTCATGGATCATCATGGATCATCAAACATTTTTCGAGACCAACTCCAAGCAAGTAAAACAACTTTGCAGTAGTCAAAGTTAATCACACAGACACCGGCTAGTACTGGCTTATTTCGAGTACCTATGATAACTGGACCTAGGGTCGCAGGGACGGAAGACTTTCGGCTGTGGAAAGCACTCAACGAGTATCCTTAACAGGACCATGATGGGATATGCCTATAAACCCGTTTCGTTGTTAAAGAAATCAAAAGGCTAAAAGAAGGGATAGTATTCCCTACGTTTGTAAGTATGTTAGCGTATATTTTACAAACTGCCGTCGTATAAAGACGCAACTCGAGGTACCGGACGACCGCCTCTGTAATTGTTGTAACGCTAAGTGATGGTGTGAACTCGGATGAAATCACATTGACTTTGCCCTGCCTGGGCAAAGTGTGACAGTTAAATCTGGATGAAGTAATTTCGCTTTAGCGTATTAGTAATTTACTTCAATTTAAAAAAAAGAAAAAGAAATGATGAGCGGTGTTAACTGCGAGTCATTGGACTTGTGTAGCAAGTCCTTAATAAGTTTAAAAAACTTTTTAGAAAAATGGAATACCGGATTTTTTTGTGACATCTAAATTTTCTTTGATTAGCTTTTCAATGATCTTGCGTTCCTCAGTACTCAACATCATAGCGTCATCATAGCTAATTCCGCCACGCATATACCAACTAATCCTAATAGTTTCATCTTTTAAGGCTTTTGACTCTTTTTCCTGGTCCTTAATAAGACCAACAATCTGCTCATCAGTCAGGGTCAAAAGCCTTAAACGAAAAAATTTGCATAATCAAATTCGATATTGACTTCATATGATTTAAGACATTCACCATTGCCACAATTGACACCTATTGGTTTAATACGTGCAGTTTCTACATATTCTAAAAGTCGATCTTGAATACTTTTTATCATGGATGATTCTGAATTATTAAAAAATTCTCTAATATAGTCTCTATCTGATATTCTTTCTCCGTCGTCAAGTTCAATATATTCGACACTCTCTACCAAAGAAGTGATGCCTAACTCAACAAGTCTATTCATCCCATCAGTTACCATTTTTAATTTAACATCAGGGTCAATGTCATCACCCATTGACAGGGCGTTATTAATTTTTTGTTCTTCAAAGTTTAATCGATTTGACTGATTTACTGCATAATATTTTTGTGGGTGCAACTTAATTTTTAATGTTTTATATATAACAGGTTTAGTATAATCTGGACATGTGATAGCTGTTAGTATTGGTTTAAGATCTATATCATAATTATTATCAAAATTACAATGTGGGCAAACAGTCTCAAAGTGCATATATTCCCCATAACTAGCAATGCGTATTGCTATTAATATAGCGTCAACATCAACACTGGGCATCTTCCAAGCATCTTTTATATTTGGGACACAGCTTTGTATCACATCAACAACTCCTTGACCGTTTAGCAACGCATCAGGAGTTTTAAGCGTGATTTCGTCTCGAGTTGTCATTGCATAAATCCCAACTTCTCCAGTTACTGGTAGTTCTAAGCAGTTATCGCCCCACCATTTCCCTTCACTTGGGAGTTTAATATATACTACTGGTTGTCGAAAAAACTTGCTTAAGGGGTTTTTTTGTTCGAGAGTCATGATTTGATTCCTATAAATATATGATTGATACAGTATTTATGTGGTATCTTCATTGGAAAATTTTATGAATGGAAAAAGCACCGAGCAATTATTAGAAGAACTTATTTTACTAATGAGTCAGCAAAAGACTGGCACTTCTGATAAAAATAATACAGCATCGAGTGATGCTTATAAAAAATACCTATCGGATTTTAAAAATTTAATTAAAGAAACCAAAAGTCAAACTGATTATCTCAAAAAAGTCAACGAAACATCGCTTAGTTTTTCTAGATCCCTATCGCCTATTCCCAAAACATTAGACAAAGTTGATGAGAATCTTAACGCCTTAGATAGAGCTATAAAAAATGAAACTGATGAAAGAAAAAAACAAGTATTAGAAGGTAATAGGGCTAGATTATTAAGACAAGCAACAGAAGCGGATAGTATAGATGCTGCTAAGAAATTTGGCGATGGACTCAAAAAAGTAGGTTCGATTGGGGTGACGGCTGTTGGTACCTTTATTAAAGGTTTGCAAAGTGGCCAAAGTGGTATACAATTAGCAAGTGGGTTGCTCGAAGCGCAATATAGCGCTCAAGGCGAAGCTAGTAGTGCTGCTGGTCAAGCCGCTGGATCATTTGGACAAATACTAGCAATGACTGGCAAAGGACCAGTCAAATCATTTGGTCTAGCCCTGTCGATCATTGGACCGGCATTGGGATTCTTAGGCGAAGCTGCCAATAAACTAGCTAAGTTTGGTGTGCAAGTATTATCGGCAGAAGTAGAAAAAACTGTAAATTCTTTTAAAGAAGCAACGTCATCGGGGGCTTTATTTTCTCGAGGTATGGATGACTTGCGCATGTATGCGACTCAGGCCGGGCTAACAGTAGATCAATATAGTAAGGTAATAAAAAATAATTCCCAACTGTTGGCTGAATCTGGATACACAGTCAGCGGTGCTGCAAAAATTGTTGCTGGTGTTACAAGCAATTTAGCTACACAAACTGGGAAAAGTGGAAACACTCTACAAAGAGAGTTATTGAATTTGGGGTTTGGGTTCGAAGAACAGGCTGAACTGGTGGCTAGAGTAACAGCCAATCTGAAACGTTCTGGCGGAACTGCTACTAATGCACAAGTAGCTCAATCAACTGTTGAAATGGCCAGGAATCTCAGAATAGTTGCTGATTTAATGGGTGATGATGCAAAAGCAAGAACAGAAAATGCCAAAAAGGCCTCTGAGGCATATGCTTTTGAAAGAGAGATTCGAGAACGAGCTAAAAAAACTGGTGATGTTGGGTTAATAGATCGAGTTCGAAAAGCTATGAGCATGATGGACGAGACCCAGCAAAGAGCAGTAATACAAGCCGTATCACTCAACGGAGCCGTTACAGACGTAAGTGCTAACTTATTTGGGATGGCTGCTCCAGCTAGAGAATTTGTTGACCAATTAAACAAAGGCAATACTAGTGTTGAGGATTTAATGATGGGGTTTGCTAGAGCAAACCAAAACTTTGATAGAAATTCTGGAGATTTGGCTAGAGCAATTAGTATAGGTTCTATTGCAGGCGTCACTGGTCTCGAAGGCTTGGCAAAATCTGCTGACAGTTTGAACCAAATGCAATTTAAAGTTACTGAAGAAAATTTAAACAGGGCATCAAAAGATTCTAAAACAGCAAGTGAAGCTAATGGCAAATTTCAAAAATCAACCATTGGTGCAGAAATTGCTGCGCAAAGGTTAAAAATAGCATTACAATTTACATTAACCCGAGCGATTGAACAGTTTGCGAAAGTTTCAAAGGCAATGTTGGGCGAAGTTGAAACTATGATTAAACAGTTAGGGCTCAATGGTGACAAGCCTTCGAGAGAAGAAGCCAATGGTGGTATAGGATCTGCAGAATCAATTGGAGATCATGTTGTTGGTGCTGGCTTAGGGTTAGCGGCCCTAGGCACCTTGCTGGCGGTAGGTGGCGCTGGGTTATCTGCTACTGGTATCGGTGCCCCAATTGGCGCTCCGATGATGGCCGCTGGCAGCACAATGGCTTATGGTGGTCTTACTACAATGGGAGTTGGTGCTAGTATATCTGGGTTTAGCTCGATGATTGACGATAAACTTAGTAGTTATTTTGGGAAGACTCCAGGGTATGAAACTGGTGGGGTGAGTTATGGTGATATTTCTAGACCACAAGGTATTTTGTCAAGAGTTAGCGAAAAGGGAATAAATGAGGCGCATGTTCCTTTACCAGATGGGAGATCTATACCAGTAAATTTGGGTAAAATTAGTTCTGAATCAGGGTCGGAAAATAAAAAAATGGCCTTATCGGGCTTAGATATGCCTGTAAATAGACTGGATTTACTACCACCAGATTTTTCTAAATCTATCTCAAATTTAATGTCAAGTCTTGAATCAAAACAGGTTAAAGAACAAACGGTTGGAGATCAGTCGAAAATTGAAATGTCAAAATCAGAAGCTTTAAAGTCTGATCAAACAATTGAACTGTTGAAGGAGCAGCTCGGTTTAATGAAACAATTTATATCAAACTCTGGTGAACATTTGGAAGCATTACGTGATAGTAAATATCTACAACAACAATTGGTTAATAATTCTTACAGTTGAAATTTAATTCAAATGGATGTATACTCTAAAATGCGGACTAAATACATACATGGATTACAAAGAGACTCTAATAAATTGGCTAAGTTCCAATAAACATTCAGCACTTTCAAGCTGGATAAGAAACAAACATGATATAATTGCTTGGTTAGATGAACAAACAAATCAGTTTAAGACTAGGAATCTAATAGAAAAAGTCTATATCACATTGAATGGGCCACAACCAGTCTGCGAGTTTGGAAATCCTAGACAATTTTGGACTTTTGATAAGGGTTATAAACCAGGATGTATATTAGGCAATAAGTGCAAATGCTTAAAAAAACTCAGACTTGAAAACCAGCGCATAACTCTAATGGAAAAATATGGGGTGGATGCAGTGAATAAAATTCCAGGAATAGAGGAAAGACGAAAAAAAACTAATATTGAAAAATATGGTGTTGAATATTATTCAAAATCAAATAGTGCTAAGACCATTGCATCAGAAAAAAGAAAAAATACTACAGATGAAAAGAAGAAATTAACACTTCAAAAAACAAAAGAAACTTTTTTAAAAAAGTATGGCGTTGAACATCATATGAAATTGGTAGATCAGCAAAACAAAGTAAAAAACACTAATCAAATACGCTATGGTAGTAATACCCCGTTACAAAATAGTCAAATTAAAGAAAAATTTAAAAAAACTTTGGCAAATAGGACTTCTGAACAATTAGCAATTTCTGAAGTTAAAAAAAGAAATTCAATCCAGGATAATTATGGTGTTTCGTCCCCAAGCAGAATTGGTCTACCAAATTCAACTTTAAGTATCTTAGACAATACGGATCAATTTATATCTTTTATATCTGGAAAAACTAGAGAGCAAGTATTAGATGAATTGTCAATTGCAAGTCATACTCTGTATCTATACAGCAAAAAATATCAAGCTACAGAACTGTTTTCTAAACCATTGAGAAGCCAATTTGAAGTTGAATTATCAGAATTTTTAAAAAGTCATAATGTTGATTTTGATCAAAATAATAGATCGTTGATCACTCCACTCGAATTAGATTTTTATATTCCTGAATTAAGTTTGGCGATAGAATGTTCGGGATTATATTGGCATAGCGAACTGAGTTCAGGTAGGGATTCTAAATATCATTATAATAAATTTCAAAAATGTAAACAAATAGGTATTACTCTAATCACTATTTTTGAAGACGACTGGAATTTTAATCGATCTGTTGTGAAATCTAGATTGGAGCATATTTTAGGCGTTAAATCAAAACAAAAAATTTATGCTAGAAACTGTGCAGTGATGACTGTCGATTACGGGGACATTAAAGATTTTGTTGAAACTCACCATTTGCAAGGAACAATTAAGTCCACTATTAATTTAGTTTTAAAGTTTAACGATGAACTTGTTGCAGTTATGACTTTTGGAAAGTCTAGATATAACAAACAATATGAATATGAAATATTGAGATTTTGCACAAAAGGATCGGTGGTTGGTGCTGGTGGTAAATTGTTTTCCTATTTTTTAAATACATTTAACCCCGAATCAGTAATTAGTTACAGTGATAACTGTTGGGGATTGGGTAATATGTATAAGGAATTGAGATTTGAATTAAAGTCTGAAACAATAGGCTATCATTATACTGATTACAAAAAAAGATATAACCGTATTGGTTTTCAAAAACATAAATTGGTTATGGAAGGTGAAGATGCAAATTTGACAGAATGGCAAATTATGCAAAATAAAGGCTTTGATCGCATTTGGGATTGCGGGCAGAGTCTTTGGGTACACACAAAAGAAATAGCTAAATAAAATTAATCGGGGAACATATCTTGTCTTGGAAAAAATACTTTAAAGCAGCAGATACATCAGGAATGAGCAGCCCTGTGGGTGGCACTCGTGGCTATACAAGCGATTCTGCTTATAGAAACTATAGAAGTAATTTGCCTGAAATTTATTTAGGACACCCAAATCGCTTGGAACGATATAATCAATACGAACAGATGGATATGGATCCTGAATTAACATCGGCTTTAGATATCATAGCTGAATTCAGTACACAAACTGATTTGGAAAGTAATTTGCCATTTAATATCCATTATAAGGAAAAGCCATCAGATAATGAAGTAAAGATTATCAAGGAACAATTACAACAGTGGATTAGTTTGAATGAATTTAATACTAAAATATTCAAAATTTTTAGAAATACTGTAAAATATGGTGATCAAGTTTTTATTAGAGATCCAGAAACGTTTAAATTATTTTGGGTTGATTCAAGCAAACTTATAAAAGTTATCGTCAATGAATCAAAAGGGAAAGAACCTGAACAATATGTTATTAAAGAGATACAACCTAATTTTCAAAACTTAACAGTTACAGCAATTACTACCACGGACACTTATACCAACAGTCCTCAAATTGGTGGCCCACAAGGTAGTTATGTACAGCCTAGAGCACCTTACAGTGGTGGTAGTAGATTCAGTCATGCTCAGAACGAAGCTGTTATTAATGCTGAACATGTCGTACATCTTAGTTTAACTGAGGGGTTGGATCCATTTTGGCCATTTGGACAAAGCATATTGGAAAATGTTTTCAAAGTATTCAAACAAAAAGAATTACTTGAGGATGCTGTAATTATATACAGAATTCAACGTGCTCCAGAGCGTAGAGTCTTTAAGATTGATGTAGGTAATATGCCTCCACATTTAGCAATGGCTTTTGTTGAGCGTATTAAAAATGAAGTAAGCCAACGCAGGATTCCTACACAAACTGGTGGCGGGGCCAATATGATGGATGCTACCTATAATCCTATGAGCCAACATGAGGACTTTTTCTTTCCAGTAACTGCTGATGGACGTGGCAGTAGTGTTGATGTACTTCAAGGTGGTGCAAACGTTGGTGAAATCACTGATCTTCGATATTTTACCAACAAATTGTTTAGAGGATTGCGTATTCCTAGTAGCTATTTGCCTACTAGTGTTGATGATGGTACACAAAGCTATAATGATGGCAAAGTGGGTACTGCATTGATACAAGAATGGCGTTTCAATCAATATTGTAAGAGATTACAGCGTATGATTGTAGAAAAGTTAGATGTTGAGTTCAAAATGTTTATGCGTTGGAGAGGCATTACTATTGATGGACAATTATTTGATTTGACATTCAATGAGCCACAAAATTTTGCTCAATATAGTCAAGCAGATGTTGATTCTGCAAGGATTGGCACATTTACACAATTAGAGCAGTTTCCATATTTTAGTAAGCGTTTCCTAATGAAACGTTATTTAGGTATGAGTGAACAAGAAATGAGTGAAAACGAAGTGATGTGGTCAGAAGAGACTGGTGAATCTGCGATCAATGATGCAGATTCTATTAACAGTTCTGCAGGGTTGCGTAGTGTTGGTATTACCCCAGGCGGTATAGATAATGATCTGTCGTCACTAAGTATGCCTGAGCCAAGTGCAGAAGATTTAGGTGATACGGGAATGGCTCCTGGCCCGGGTGGCGTGGCCCCATCTGCCCCAGAATCTATCCCGTCAACTGCTCCAGCGCCGCCAGGCTTATGATTTTAATTTTTTGATTAAATAACTGTATGCTATTATTAGAGATTTTTGAACCAATTCCTGATGGGTACAGCACAGATAAAGAAGACAACACTGTGTCAAAACTCAGCGACTTGAGAACAACTAGATTAGATCTAGCTCAGTTAAACAAGTTGCGAAAGATGAATGACGTTAGAAATATCGAGCAACAAGAAAAGATAAAAACCATCTCAAAACAGTATAAACCTCCTGCAGCCGAAGCAGCACCGGGCTTTTAAGCCCAAAAATGCCAAAAAAACACATATAAATGGGTGATTATTTACATTTTGTGTAAATAACTTTATATGCCATTATATAGGAGCACTACCAATGAATAAAACTTATGAGCAGCTTATTGAATTTATCATCAATGAGCAAGAAGATAAAGCACGTGAACTTTTTCATCAATTAGTTGTTGAAAAAAGTCGTAGCATTTACGAAAGTATCGTAGATGAAGAAGATTTTGAAGATGAAACCGAAATGGGCGGCAACGAAGTTGACGGCTTAATGGGCGACATCGATAGCGAAATCACTTCTGATGAAGAAGGTTTAGATTCCGACGACATGAGCGGCATGGATGACTTTGGTGACGAAGAAGACATGGGCGATGAAGAATCAGAAGAAGGTTTGGAAGATCGCGTTATGGATTTAGAAACAGCTTTGGATGATCTAAAAGCTGAATTTGAACAGTTAATGGCTGGCGAGCAAGAAGAGCCAGAACACGATGACATGGGCGATATGGATGACATGGACAGTGAAGAGGATCCAGAAGAAACTGACGAAACAATGGTTCGTGAGTATACTGAAAAAGTCTCAGCCCCAAGCAACAAGACCGAAGGCGGTACAGTTGGTACAGGCGGCGACGCTCCAACAGTAAACAAACAAAGTATTGTTGCTAAAAAGAACGACATGGGTGGCACAGCTAGCAATATTGCTAAAGGTGGTGCAGAACAAAACCCAGATGGCAAGCCAACTCCAAAGGCTAGCAATATGTATACCAAAGGCCAAGGCGAAGTTGAAGTTGCTAGCCGTAACGTAAACAAACCAGGTGGCAATGGTGCTAACAAGTTTTTTAGCAAAAAAGAATCTGCAAGCAGCAAAGAAGGTCAAACTACTAGCGGTAAATTGCCAGTAGCTGACAAGAGTGTAGTTGGCGGTAAAGTTCGTTAATTTAACAAACTAATAAAAATAATGGCTTATTTAAAAGAACATCTTACTTTTAACCATGCACGTATGGAAGTCCTTACAGAGGATTCCAACGATGGTAAAAGTAAGAATCTTTATATGAAGGGTATTTTCATTGAAGGTGGTGTCAAGAACGCCAATCAAAGGATTTACCCAGTTAGTGAAATTGAACGTGCTGTAGCTGCAATTAATACTCAACTCAAAGACGGCAGCGTCTTAGGTGAATTAGATCATCCTGATGATTTAAAAATTAATTTAGACCGTGTAAGTCACATGATCACAGACATGTGGATGGATGGTCCTGCTGGTCATGGCAAGTTGAAAGTTTTACCAACACCCATGGGGCAATTGGTTACGACCATGTTGCAAAGTGGAGTAAAATTGGGTGTGTCCAGTCGTGGAAGTGGCAATGTCAACGATATGAATGGACACGTCAGTGATTTTGAAATAGTCACTGTTGATGTTGTGGCCCAACCCAGTGCTCCACATGCATATCCCACAGCAATCTATGAAGGTTTGTTGAATATGCAAGGTGGACATAGGATTCTAGAAATGGCACAGGATGCCAGCACAAATCAAAAAATACAAAAGTATCTTAAAGATCAGGTTACTCGCTTGATCAAAGAACTAAAACTATAGGAGATAACCAGAATGTTTAATACAGCTATCAAACCGTTATTAGACAGCGGGATCATTAACGAGGAAACTCGTGCAGCTATCAACGAAGCTTGGGAAGTTAAGTTAGTTGAAGCTCGTGAACAAATTCGCGCTGAATTGCGTGAAGAAATGGCTACCCGCTATGAGCATGATAAAAAAGTAATGGTTGAAGCATTAGACAAAATGGTAACTGAAAGCCTCACATCAGAAATTGAAGAATTTGCTGGTGAGAAAAGAGCTATGTTTGAAGATCGTGTGAAATTCAAAAACCACATGATGGAAAGTGCAGGTCGTTTCAACGAATTCTTAGTTAAGAAATTAGCTGAGGAAATGCAAGACCTACGCAATGATCGCCGCATCCAAAGTGAAAACTTTGAACGTTTAGAGCGTTTTATTGTTAAAGCACTGGCTGAAGAAATCAAAGAATTTGCTCACGACAAACAACAAGTTGTTGAAACTAAGGTTCGCCTGGTAGCAACAGCTAAGGAAAAATTGAGCGAACTAAAAACTCGCTTTATTGCCCGTAGTACTGAGCTTGTCAAAGAAACAGTTGCCAAGAATCTAAATGCAGAACTTACCCAGTTAAAAGAAGATATCCAAATTGCTCGCGAGAACATGTTTGGACGTCGCTTATTCGAAGCATTTGCTAGCGAATTTAGCATTACACACCTCAACGAAAATGCTGAAATTCGTAAATTGCATGAAACTATCGAAAATCAAAAACGTGAAATTGACTCTGCAACTACTGCCGTTGAAGAAAAACAACGTGTGGTTGAGTCGAAAGAACGTGAAATCAAAATTATCAAAGAATCAGCAGAGCGCCGTAACACTATGGCAAATCTACTGAAACCCTTGAATCGAGAAAAAGCAGTTGTAATGACAGAACTACTCGAGAATGTGCAGACAGCTAAATTGGCCGAAGCATTTGATAAGTATCTTCCCGCGGTACTCAATAACTCAACAAGTAAGAAGACTGAAAAGACTACACTTGTTGAAACAAAAGTTGAAGTCACAGGAGATAAAACCGCCATCGCACAGGACCAAAACAATGTCGCTAATGTCATTGAATTGAAGCGTTTGGCAGGGTTAAAATAAAAATATATAGTTACACCTTAAAGGAAAATAAAAATGACTAAAGAACTATTAGAAAGCCGTTGGGGCGAAACTAAAGACGCCCTGCTAGAAGGATTGCAAGGCTCACGCCGCACATCCATGAGCGTTGTATTGGAAAATACACGTAAATACTTGCAAGAAAGCGCCACAGCTGGTGCAACACAGGCTAGTAACGTAGCTACACTTAACCGTGTTATCCTACCCGTTATCCGTCGTGTTATGCCTACAGTTATCGCTAACGAAATCATTGGCGTTCAACCAATGACTGGCCCTGTTGCCCAAATCCATACACTACGTGTCCGCTATGCTGAAAGCATGACTGACAACAGTGGCTATGCAACTAGCACTACTGCTGGTGACGAAGCACTAAGCCCATTTAAAATCGCCGTTGCTTACTCTGGTGACACTTCTACTGGCCGCGCTGCTGGTACTAGCGCATTAGAAGGCGTTCCTGGTCGTAAAATTAACGTCCAGATCATGAAGCAGGTTGTTGAAGCTAAGACACGCAAAATGTCCGCACGTTGGACTTTTGAAGCTGCCCAAGACGCACAGGCTATGCACGGCTTGGACGTTGAAGCAGAAATTATGGCTGCTTTGGCACAGGAAATTACTGTTGAAATCGACCAAGAAATCCTAGGCTCTTTACGTGCTTTGGCTGCTCAAGAATTCACTTACAACCAGGCTGCTGTATCTGGTACAGCTACTTTCGTTGGTGACGAGCACGCTGCTCTTGCTGTTTTGATTAACCGTAGTGCTAACTTGATTGCACAACGTACACGTCGTGGCGCTGGTAACTGGGCTATCGTTAGTCCAGCTGCATTGACAGTCCTACAAAGTGCTACTACTAGTGCTTTTGCTCGTACTACAGAAGGCACTTTCGAAGCTCCTACAAATACAAAATTCGTTGGTACTTTGAACGGCGCTATGCGTGTTTATGTTGATAGCTATGCTAACGATACAACACCAGTATTGGTTGGATACAAAGGTACTAGCGAAGCTGATGCCGCTGCATTCTACTGCCCATACATTCCATTGATGAGCAGTGGCGTTGTATTAGATCCTAATACATTCGAACCAGTAGTTGGCTTTATGACCCGTTACGGATACATAGAATTGACGAATACGGCAAGTTCGCTTGGAAATGCCGGCGATTACGTTTCTGAGATCGCAATCCAAAACTTATCATTCCAATAATTTTAAAATTATTGTTAGGATATCAAAAAACCCACTTCGGTGGGTTTTTTGTTGACTTTTGTTTAAGCATAGCTATAATGAATTTATTAATATAATTAAATACTAGTATGATCAAATATGAAAAGTGGTATGCATCCATTACACAAAATGCTAAAAATCGAATTTTAGATTCTAATATCTATACCGAAACACATCACGTTATTCCACGTAGTTTGGGTGGTGCTGATAATGCTAACAATTTAGTAAAGCTAACTGCACGTGAGCACTTTATTTGTCATTGGTTGTTAACTAAGTTTACGACAGGTGAGGATAGGCATAAAATGCTAAATGCATTACGTATGATGCGGGCTGAGAAACATGGTCAGGAACGATATACAACAAAAATAACTGCTCGAGTATATGAATCTATCAAAGAAGAGTATTCAAAATTACAAAGTATCAAGTTAAAAGGCAAAGGTAATGGCTTTTATGGTAAAAAACACACCGATGACGCCAAGGAAAGAATACGTCAGAAAAATTTAGGAAGTACTCTAACTCAAGAACAACGTGAAAAAATATCAAAAAAACAAACAGGTAAAAAACGAGCACCATTTAGTAAAGAGTGGAAGGATAAGATGTCACAGGCAAGCAAGGGTGAAAATAATTCTCGTTATGGGGCAGTGGTTACGGATGAGACTCGTAAAAAAATAGGAGATAAAATTCGTGGACGTAAGCAAACAGACGAAGAGAAAAAGCGCCGAGGAGATGCTATACGTGGATCTGTCAGAGATAAAAAACAGTGTCCTCATTGTAATCAAGAAGTGGCAGTAAACGGTTATGCAAGGTGGCACGGGGACAAGTGTAAGCAGAATCCTATCAAAATGGATAAATAATTATACTAACCATTCGGGATGGGAAGTAGACTACGGGGAAGGGCAGTATCAAGTTTTAATAGATTTGATATTGCTCTTTTTTGTTTTTTTGGTATAAATAAATTTGTTCACGCTTTTGTAGGATAATTAATTATATTACTATGGAAGTTTATGCAGTACCCCACTGCGTAGAGCATAGAACGCTTAACACATAAGGAGCAAACAAATGGGACGTCCAATTAACAAACGTATTCTATCAGACGTAGTCGCTGATATCTTAGTAGGTACTACACCAACTACAGCAAAAATTACCAAACAAGTTGGTAGCAAAAGATTTCAATTAGCTGGTCAAGGAACTGCAATTTTCACATTAGTATCCAAGGATGTTGCGAGTTTAGCCGCTGGTGAGATGAGTATTCGTGCAGTTGCAGCTGACGCATCAGTATTACAAGTTGCCAAAATCACACAACGCAAGTTAACTGCCGGTGATGGTACAGTTCATGCTTGGAGTTTTGCTGCACCAGTTGGTACAGTAGTTCAAGTCAATACCACACTGTAATTTTAATTAGCATCCCAAATGGTTTTGATCTTAAATCAATTTAAGGTCAATGCTGCATTTAGCTAGTAAAAACTACTAGTAAAAGGTATTTGGGATTCTGTATAAATTAGCGTATTTTCTAAATAAATAATATAACGATCAAGGTGCAGAGATGGCTTCCCCAAATTTAGTAAATGTTAGTTCCAAATATGGTAAGACTCTAGTAGAAACTATTGGGTCTTCCAATAAAGTAATTGCCGCAAATCCAGCAATCAGTGGAAAGTTAGTCAGGGTATTTTCTTTATATCTCGCCAATTCCAATGAAACTGAAAATGGTTATATTACCGTTTATCTATATAGAGCCAATGCTAGTATCAAATTAGCAAATAAGTTACACGTATCTCCCAGGGACACGGTGGTTTTTATTACAGAAACTGCTCCACTTTATCTTGAAGAGGGTGATAGTTTAGTTTGTCAATCAACTCAAACAGTGGTCTTCAATGCTATTTGTAGTTATGAAATAATTGGGTAATAGAGCAGCAACATATGGCACTAAGATACTTAACTGATAATGGTAGAACCACACAAGCCGCAGTTGACGATGGGACGCCAAAGTCAACTTCAAGCAGCCTAACAATCACAAACAGTTCTCCTAGTTATGACACAGTCACTGGTGCATTAGTTGTTGCTGGTGGTGTTGGTATTGGGGGCAGTTTAAATACAAAATCAGCTAACGTTACTGGTATCATTTCAGCAAGTTCGGCATTTGTCGCCAATAAGTTAACAGCCGGGACAATTTCTACTAGAGATGTTGATGTTGATAATGTAGTTACTACCCTTGTGGCTAACATTGGCCAATTGTTTTCTAATTCGATTAATGTTGGGCAAGCAAATTTTTCCAATGTATCTGTTGCTAAAACTGCTATTTTAAATCAAGCATGGATTGTTCAAGCCAATATTGAAACAATTGGTGCTAATATAGCCGATTTAACTGATGTAGATGCAGTAGTTGTCAAAAGTGATTTTGTTAAAGTAGATCATATTGTTCCTAGAACTAACCAAAAAGTATCTTTAGGCAATGTCAATAAAGTTTCTATTTTTGGTGGTGAGAATCGTCAGATTTTAACCACAGATGGGTCTGGAAATTTAAGGTGGGATTGGGCATTAGATCAAATTCAAGTTGGTGGTGGGTTAGAAAAAATAAATGGTCAACTTAGATTAACATCGACTGGTATTAATCCAGGTAGTTATGGTGTTGTAACTGTTGATGCATATGGTAGGGTAGTTGCTGGTAATAATGATCTAACAGTAAGCAATTTATTAGCAGTTACTCAACGCGGATCAACCACTGATCAATCTATTGTAATCAATAATACCACTGAAAGCAACGATGTCAATCAAGGTGCATTGGTAGTTAGTGGTGGTGTTGGTGTTGGTCAACAGTTAACAGCCAATACCATAGTGACCATTGATTCAGCGATAATTGGTGGCGATTTAACTGTTGCTGGATCAACAAAATTTAATAAACCAGTAGTATTATCATCTGCAGAAATTGGATTACCCCCGTTAGTGCTAAAGCCGGGCAGATTAGTAGATAATCCAGCTGCTGGTAGTTTGGAATTTGATGGTGCTGGGTTATATATTTCCACAGATCTTGGAAGAAAACAATTACAAATAGCACCAGAGGCTGATACCACATCTACAGTATTTGCTGTTAGGGTAGTAGCTAGAACCAATATCAACTTATCAAATCCACAACAAAATCAAGTCGTCAATGACATTTATTATGACTATTGGGATAGTACAAGTCTTGTGTCCGGTGACAGGGTATTATTAGTAAATCAAACCAATCCTGTTGAAAACGGAATTTATGTTTGGCGCGGTGTCGGGGTCGCGTTAGTTAGAAGTCAAGATTTTAATGCTGTAAGTAGAATACGTTCCGGCAGCATGGTCAAAGTTGTTGAGGGCTTACGAAATGTAGGATGTGTTTGGTCAGTAACCACCATTGGTTATATTTTTGCTGACGTGACTCCTATAACCTTTACTGAGGTTATTAGTAAAGATGTTATGGCATTGGCCAGTTTAGTTGATGATAATGCGGGTATTGTAACTAGAACTGGTCGTGGTGCAATAGAATTAAGAACCATTAGTTCAGATTCAAATTTTGTACAAGTAGTCAATGACAATGGTGTGGACGGTAATATTGTTATCAAAACTGGGATTGTTCCAGTAAGTAGTGGTGGTACTGGAAGAAGCAAGTTTTTTGGTTATTTGCGTGGTGTTGGTAATGCTATTACCAGTGGAAACACTATTCCATCAACCAGTATTACTGGTTTAGGTACATTAGCCAAGCAAAATGCCAATGCAGTTGTAATTACTGGTGGAGTAATTGCTGTTGAAGATTCGGCAGTCACTGGTAGATTATATGCCAATAAATTTATTGGTGGTAATGCCAATATAACCAATGCCACAATCACCAACTTAACTCTAATCAATAAGCCTTATCAAGTTTTTGGTTTTGATGCCAGTCTTGAGTGGACAATTAGACATAATAGGGGCACACATAGGATGCAAGTGTCTTTATATAATTCATCAGGTGAGCAATTTTATGCAAAAGTAAAAATAATAGATGATAACACAGTTAAAATTAGTTTAACTGAGGCCAATTCTGGGGCTGCTGTGATCTATTTTATGGATGAAATAATTCAAAATATTGTTCCAGTTATCACACCATTTATTACGGAAGACGGGCATCCAATCATAACAGAAACTGGTGCAAATATTGTTGTTGGTTAATACATGATACATTCAATTGAAATATCAAAATCAGAATTGCATCTTGCTGCTTATATCAAAGCTGGCGGTGCTGAATTTTTGGATTTTCGTGATGGATTTTTTATATTTTCCAGCAACAAATCTGAGATAGAATGGCGTGTGTTACACAGTAATTCTGAGTCTTTAAAAGTGGATCGTGAATTGTTTACTTTGAAAAAATTTTTCAAATAAATAAAACTAAAGTATTACAATAATATATTATATGCGTGTATTATGCACCATATAACAAGTTGTAAATAGTTAGAACGAGTTTCATTGAGAAAAATCGTGTTGAGGATAAGTGAAATTAAGAGAGATAAACAGAGAAGAGAAAAATCGAGAAATATAAATTTAAAATTTATAGTGTGATCAAAATTTATGCATATTGTTAGGTTACAATATGCAATACAAAAAAATATTAATATTAATAAAAAGGAATTTAAATGTCTGATTTCCCAAAATACCATGGTATTACGCTTGCTGCTAATTCTTGGATTGAAAACCTAGTCTTAGAAAGTTTTGCTAATGATCCATTTCCAGTTGATGCTGGTCGTGTGTGGTTTAACACAACTGAGAAAAAAATAAAGTACTCTATTTTTGCTGCAAACGGCGACGTTCAAAAAATTGGTGTTCCAACACCAACAGAACTTGCTCAAGTTTTGACTGATGCTGAATCATATACTGATACTAAAATTAGTGATTTGATTGCTGCTGCTCCAGCCGCATTGGATACATTGAAAGAATTAGCTGATGCAATTAGAAATGATCCAAGTTTTGCTATCAATGTTGCCAGCAACATTGCCAATATCAATGCAGTTACTGGAACATTGTCTTATTTGACTACAACTACCAAAGCAAATTTGGTTTCTGCTATCAATGAAGTTAATTCTTCAAGCGGTTCAGCTTTAGATGCAGAAAAAACAACTCGTTTCAATGCAGACACAACATTGCAGAATAACATTGACTTAGAAGCTAGCACTCGCGCTGCTGCTGATTTAGCTGAAATCACAGCTCGTACTGCTGCTGTAAATGCAGAAGCTACAACTCGTGCTAATGCAGACACAACATTGCAAAATAACATCAATGCAGAAGCAACAACTCGTGCTAATGCAGACACAACATTGCAAAATAACATTAATACAGAGAAGACAGCTCGTATTGCTGCTGATGATGCAGAAGCCACAACTCGTGCTAACGCAGACACAACATTGCAAGCCAATATTAATGCAGAAGCAACAACCCGTGCTGCTGCTGATTTGGCAGAGATTACAGCTCGTACTGCTGCTGATAATGCAGAAGCAACAACTCGTGCTAATGCAGTTACAACATTGCAAGCCAATATTGATGCAGAAGCAACAACCCGTGCTAATGCTGATAATACAGAGAAGACAGCCCGTATTGCTGCTGATGATGCAGAAGCCACAACTCGTGCTAATGCAGTTACAACATTGCAAGCTAATATTGATGCAGAAGCTACAAGTCGTGCTAATGCAGATTTAGCTGAAATCACAGCTCGTACTGCTGCTGATAATACAGAAATTACAGCTCGTACTGCTGCTGTTAATGCAGAAGCTACAGCTCGCGCTGCTGCTGATGCAACATTGCAAGCCAATATTGATGCAGAAGCAACAACCCGTGCTGCTGCTGATTTGGCAGAGATTACAGCTCGTACTGCTGCTGATAATACAGAGAAGACAGCTCGTATTGCTGCTGATGACGCAGAGGCCACAGTTCGTGCCAATGCAGACGCAACATTGCAAAGCAATATTAATGCAGAAATTACAGCTCGTCAAAATGCTATTCTTGCAGAAATCACAGCTCGTGATGCTGCTATTAATGTAGAAGTTTCGGCACGTAGACAAGCCATTTCTGACTTGGTTAATGGTGCTCCAGCATTGTTGGATACATTGAAAGAGTTGTCTGACGCTATTGCTGCTGATGAAAATTTTGCTGTTCACGTCGCTAGCAACATTGCTAATGTCAGAACAGACATGGGTAGCTTGTCAAGCTTAAGTACAACTGCTAAAACTAATTTAGTTTCTGCTATTAACGAGATTTACTCTGCAGGTGGCGCTAGTGTCAACAATGAAATTACAGCTCGTCAAAATGCAGATATAACCTTGCAAAATAACATTAATGCAGAAGCAACAACTCGTGCTAATGCAGATACAACATTGCAAAATAACATCAATGCAGAAGCCACAGCTCGTGCTAATGCAGATTTAGCTGAAGTTACAGCTCGTACTGCTGCTGTTAATGCAGAAGCTACAGCTCGTGCTGCTGCTGATACAACATTGCAAGCTAATATTAATGCAGAAATCACAGCTCGTCAAAGTGCAGTTGATGCAGAAGCCACAGCTCGTACTGCTGCTGATAATACAGAAATCACAGCTCGTACTGCTGCTGTTAATGCAGAAGCTACAGCTC